AACACAAACAACTGTATTAGAAGGTTCTTTCTTTGATGATTCAAGTACAAAGAAAGAGTTTTTTGATAATATAAAATTACAACAAGAATACGCAAGTAAATAATATGATTAATAATAGAAACGGGTATCTTGTTGTAGGTAAATTTAGTGTTCCTATTAGGGAAATTACTGACTGTATTGTAGAACGTAACGAGTTGGAAGTTATTTGTAAAAAATATCCAATTAGTAAAGAAGAAGTATTTGAATGTTTAGATGCGATTGCAGACCTTGATAGTATTACTTCTAGAGACAGGTTAAAATGTAAAAATATAGGAACTAATGAGGACATACAAATACAAACAGTTTCCATTACTGATAACCTATTTTTAAAAATAGTTCAATTTGGTAAAGTCATTAATGATAATTTAGAAGATTTTAATAAATTATTTGATGTAGGATTTTTAAATTTAGCATATGAATGTTATGAAGATATACATAACGGACATAGACAGTTTGAAAACTCTGAGCTACATACCATTGTTTTTGATGCTGTTGAAAGTATGATAGATGGACAAATATCAATGGAAGATTTATACAATTTATTACAAGTAGAATTAGATGAAATTAAGATATAGCGAAGCATTTTACTCAGTACAAGGAGAAGGCAGATTTGTTGGTGTGCCTAGTATCTTCTTAAGAGTATTTGGTTGTAATTTTGAATGTGCTGGGTTCGGACAACCTAGAGAAAATTTAATTGCAACTGATCAAATGCCTTATATGTTAGATCCTAAAGCAGATAAAAACCATCCTGATGCTTATAAAAGCATAGAAGATTTACCCGTCACACCCATTGGGTGTGATTCAAGTGCCAGTTGGGCAATGAAGTATAAACATTTACAGTTTACTCGATCTGTAGATGAAGTGTTTGATCACATCACATCATTGCTACCAACTGGTACTTTCACTGGCCAACACGGTGAAGACATACACTTGGTGATCACAGGTGGTGAACCGCTACTAGGGTGGCAACGTGTTTGGCCAGCACTTTTAGATAAGTGTAAGAATGTAGGGTTAAAAAATGTAACATTTGAAACAAATGGTACGCAAGATATTAAAAATGATCTAATAACATATTTTAACTTAACACAACCTAATTTACATGTTACATGGAGTACATCTCCTAAATTAAGTATTAGTGGTGAGAAGACTGATGATGCTCTAATACCAAAGTCATTATTATCAATGAATTCTGTTCATAATAGTTATCTATATACAAAGTTTGTTGTTAGAGATGAGGAATGTTTTAATGAAGTTGATATGTTTGTTGATAGTTATAAAGAGTCAGGTGTTAAACTTGATTCTATTTACTGTATGCCTGAGGGTGCTACATTAGAGCAACAAACATTAACTGAAAAAAATGTTGCTGAGATATGTATGAAGACTGGATATAAGTTTAGTCCTAGATTACATATTAGTTTATTTGGAAATGCATGGGGGACTTAATGAAGGGTAAACAATATCAAATTTTTATAAAAGGATGGGGAGCCTACGAAATGGGTTGGTACCCTCATGCTATAGGAAATTCTATAGAAGAAGTTAAACAAAAAGTATTTGCTGAATGTGAAAATAAATATGCTGAGTATCGTGTAGTAATAGAAAATACTTTAACGATTGTAGAGGAAGGAACTTATAAAGAAGGAGTCTGTAATAATGGATAAACATGATTGGAATTTTATAAAAAATATGAGTCCTCTTTTGATTACAGCAGTTGTAATGTTCTTTTTAATGGTGGCATATGAAACAAAAGCAGATGAAAATAAAGTTATGGGATATACTGAACATGGAATACCGGTCACTAAAGCAGAATTAGAAGTTAGAAGTGTTAGAGTTGATTCTATCAGAAGTTGGAAATGGATAGAAGAAACAGATACATTAAGACTTACACTTAACAGGAAAAAACAAGTAGATGTAGAATTTTTTAATAGATGTTTTGATATGCCTTATGCTACAGGATTACAATTTAAACCGTGGGGTGGATTTAACAGTATTGGAAAGGGAGATAGTATTATGCCTATAAGTTGGTCAAATAGAACAGCACTATGGCCGTGTACTATAAAAAGAATAACAGAAGTTATTGAGGAGAAAGAAGATGGCGAAGAAAACTAAATTACCTTTTAGCATGATGCCTGCTAGTTGGGGGCTTAAAGGTAAGTCTCGAGCAATAGCAGAAGCAGAATATTACTATGATGGTGAAGAACTAGAAGAAGTTTTAGCACAATTAGAAGCAGAAACAGATGTTGATAAAGAAATTGCTAAATTAGATGTCCAATTTAAAAATGATAAAATTGGAAAATATGAATATGATAAAGCAATCGCTGATATTAAAGAATTACCTTATGTAAATGTTCTTCATTTAGATGTAAATCCAGAAAATGCTAAAGCAGGTTATATGGAATTAGACTGGAACGATCACTTTGTTAAATTTTTACACGAAAACGGATATACGGGTGAAAGTGACGAAGCAGTAGTAAACAAATGGTTTAATGATGTTTGCAGAACCGTATTAGTACAGGAACTTGCAGATCAAGATTATGGGTTACAAGAACAAACAGGAGCCACAGATGTCATCAGAACAACTGGAAACACAGGCGAAGACGAAACTAGCGATCCTAGTTAAGTCTATAGAACCCGTAGTTGAAAAACAGTTAGAAGAATTTACTTCTGCTGAAATAGAGTATGTATTGGCAAATTTTCGTAAACATTTAAAATACGATCTTACTAGAGATTTTGAAAATATTCGAGAAAAGAACTTGAAAGAATCGCCTTTCGATGCTATAATAAATGATAGTTTAGGAATAAATGATGAGTAAAAAAACATACATATTAGTAGATAGTTTAAACATGTTCTTTCGTGCCAAACATGTAGGCGGCGGTAAGGATATTGACATGCGTGTTGGAATGGCCATGCATATTATGTTTAACAGTATTAAGAAAGTATGGAACGACTTTGATGGTGATCATGTTGTTATGTGTTTAGAAGGTAGAAGTTGGCGTAAAGACTTTTATCCTCCTTACAAAGCAAATAGAAAAGTTCTAATGGACAAAAGAAGTGTTAAAGAGCAAGAAGATGACGAATTGTTTTTTGAATCATATAATGATTTAACTAAATTTTTAGAAGAACGTACTAATGTAAGTGTTATACAACAACCTAATGCAGAAGCAGATGATTTAATTGCTACTTGGATACAAGAACACCCAGAAGATAAGCATGTTATAATTAGTACTGATAGTGACTTTTATCAATTACTTGCGGATAATGTTATACAATATAATGGCACAACAGATCAAATAGTTTCACTTGAAGGCTTTAAAAATGCAAAAACAGGTGAATGGGTTATAGATAAAAAGACAAACGAAAAGAAAACACCAGTAGTACCTGAATGGGTATTGTTTGAGAAGTGTGTAAGAGGAGATAGTGCTGATAATGTGTTTAGTGCCTATCCTGGTGCAAGACTAAAAGGCACTAAAAACAAGACAGGTATTACTGAAGCATTTGATGATAGACATAATGGAGGTTATAACTTTAATAACTTTATGTTACAACGTTGGGTTGATCATGAAGAACAAGAACATAGAGTTAGAGATGACTTTGAACGTAATAAGATTCTTATAGATCTCACACAACAACCTGATGAAGTAAAAGCAGAAAGTAAACAAATTATTGAAAATGCAAAACTACAAGAACCTAAACAACAAGTAGGTGTGTATTTTATGAAGTTTTGTGCTAAGTGGAATTTAGAAAGAATGTCTCAAAACCCAGGTGACTATGCAGAGTTTTTAAATGGACAAGTTGGATAGAGCTATCAAACGTATAACAATGGATTGGCCAGCAAATCCACATTGGATATATACAAGTCCAGATCAAATTAAAGTATATAGACAAATGAGACAAGATGTATGTCCAGAAGAATTTAAAAATTCTAAAGGCACACCAAATAAACAATTATATTCTATTGATGGAAAGATTGTAGGTAAAGATGAAGATTACGGAAATAAGGAGAATAAAGCATGGTAAAGAATAAAAGAAAAAGTAAAACTCAATTACAACAAATAAGTGATGTTGCATGGCTTGTACGTCAAGGAGAAAAAAGACTTGGCATTTTAAATAAAGATATTCAGGAAAAGTTTTTTTATATTACTGGAAAAGAATCAGTCAAATTTGAAGACGAAACTGCTGTAGTCAAACATTTTGGCAATGTACATTTATTTACTGAACAAGTAGATGAGCCTACTGTAGTAAGTGAAGAATTTTTCATAAAAGGGTACCAAATAGACTACGAAAATCCATATCCTTTAGATACATCTCATCCTGATTATGATGAAAGAGTTCCATTGTATACTAAAACATCTGACAGCGATGTTTATTATGCCGCTGGTTGGTACGGAATTAATTTTGAAAAAGGTTGGAAAAGAGCAAAAGGTCCTAAGTATGTTACTCTTGCTACTTATGGATATATAGGTCCTTTCAAAACTGAAATAGAATGTAAGACAGAAGTTAAAAAACTTAATAAATTAAAAAATAAATGACAGAATTACAAGAATTAGTTCTTCATTTAAAAAATTTAAAGAAATCAGGGCATAAAGAATTTAATGTTAATGTTGATTGGTTATTAAGTATTTTAGATAATATAGACACAACTGCAGAAAATAAAATTCAAGAAATAAATTTAGATGGCGGACAATTTAACTGAAACTTTATCTTTACCAGAAGGTTATGGATACAATCATATATTTAAATATCAATGGAATTGTGCACCTAAACATGGTTTATCTGGTGTTGCTATCGGAGAATTAAAAAAGATTTGCAGGAAAAAATTTGGTTGGCATTTCTTACCACATAAAAATATGAACTATTCTAATGAAGACTGGTATAAAGATCAAACTTTAATTTTAACATTTGAAAGTAAATGGGATTTGATACATGCCAAATTAAGAATAGATCCTTAGATAAAAATATAAATACAGTTATGAATACAGGCACATTAAATTTTTGGAATAGTAGAAAACATTACGGTGTAGTATCTGAAGGTAAGAATAATGTGTATGTTAAAAGACATCATATTGTAAATCCTCCTGCCCCTGCTGAATTATTAAAAGGTATGGAAGTAGAATTTAATAGGGAAATTAACGGTATGGAAATTAACTCAACGTGTGATCTCACACCTAAAACTAAAAGCGAATAATGAAAGTAGAAATATACAGTAAACCAGCATGTCCATTTTGTGTACAAGCAAAAGGTCTAGCAGAAAGAGAAGGACATGAATTAATATATAAAATGTTAGATGAAGACTTCAGCAGAGAAGAGTTATTCGAAACTTTTCCAGGAGCAAGAACATTCCCACAAATTATAGTAAACGGCGAGAAGATAGGCGGCTTTACAGAATACAAAGCCTTAGTAGAAGCAAGTAAGTAATGAAAGAATTAGGAATGGCATTATTAGGAACAATGGCAATAGCATTGTTCTTTGGTTTTAAAATTTACCCAGATTTAGAATATACAGGATATTCAAGTCAGGGGTCGTGTACAGGAGAATGCTACGAAGAATATGTGGCTCTTAACGGTACAGTTGTTGAAATAGAACAAAGAAAGAAGGAGTTGGCTAACTTGGACGAGTTTAGTTCCATAAGAAGTTTATGGGCAGGTTGTGCCGCATGTCACGGACAAGACGGTGGCGGTATGGGACCTTTCCCAAGTTTACAAGGCAAAGACAAAGCATACATTGTTCAAAGACTTGTACAATACAAAAACAAAGAACAAGTTGGTGCAATGAGTAGCACTATGTGGGCACAGGCAGGAATGCTTAGTGATAAAGACATGGAAACAATTGGTGCTTTTATTGAAGCAGGATTACCAGGAAAATAAACAACTGTTTTAATAAAAAAATGATAAATATATGTGTATAGGAGATTACACATATGAGCAGACCTAAGCCAGATATACTTTTAGAATCTATAAACAAGCAGACATACAAAGCAGAACAGATTCTATCTGCTGATGCTATCTATAGTGTATTTTATAAAGAAAAACCAATAAATTTAAGAGTTCTTAATAAATTAGTTTCTTATCCAGGACCTAAATACAAAAAAGTTTCTTTCAGTAATAGTGGTCATGCTTTTAATCTTGCAGAAAGATTGAATAAACTATTTGATACAGAAGATTTTCAGGTTATCAAACTTACTTCTGGTGTAGTAGTATTGGAAGATGATGAATGAAAAAGAGTCCTTACAATATAAAATAATTAATTCTATACAATCTATTCTTTCTGAAGGTCTACTACATAATAGATCCAGAATACCAAACATACCAAAAAACTCCAAATTCTATGAAAAGTTTAAAGATATACCTAAAGAAAAATTAGGATATAAAATTTTTAGTAATTTTCGTTTAAAAAATGGAGTACCACAAGGTCTAAGACTTACATCTTTAGGTAATGAAATATTAAAAAGAAACTTTGAATATTGGGATTTTTCTCATGATATAAATCCTACTCCTAAAATGTATTTATTTTTAGATGATGCAATGGAATGGCCTTATTATTTTACAAAAAAGAAACTTGTTTTATATTGCAAGGAAGATGCCGCATGGTATAAACTTAACGGTAATGACATTCATACATTTATAGATAAAATGTAAAAAAATCTAAAAAAAGACTTGACAAACTCTTTAATTGTAGTATACTAATATAGTAAATTAAGGTAAAGGAGTAATTTATGGAAACATTAAAAGTCAGATCAACACAGGTTAAACCAATTCTGTTAAGATCATTTAAAGTAAATAGACCAATATTTGTTTGGGGGCCTCCAGGAATTGGAAAATCCGAACTTGTTGAGTCTATTGTTAATAGTGGTGATTTAGGTAATGCTACAATGATTGATATGCGTTTAGCATTATTAGAGCCAACCGATCTAAGAGGATATCCTTTTAGAAATCCAGAAACAAATACTATGGAGTGGTCGCCCCCAGCAGATCTTCCTAGTGAAGAATTCGCTAGTCAGTATGATAATGTTGTTTTATTTTTAGATGAGCTTAATTCAGCACCTCCAAGTGTGCAGGCCGCGGCGTATCAACTAGTATTAAACAGAAGAGTAGGGCAATACAGACTACCAGAGAACGTCAGAATAGTTGCCGCAGGTAACAGAGAGACTGATAGAGGTGTTACATTTAGAATGCCTGCCCCATTGGCTAACAGATTTAGACACATTAATATGGATGTTAATTTTGATGATTGGCAACAATGGGCTGTTAATAACAACGTACACCCTGATGTTGTAGGTTACTTAACTTACAGCAAAGGCGACTTGTTTGATTTTGATCCAAAATCTAGTTCGCAGGCTTTTGCTACACCAAGAAGTTGGACCTTTGTTAGTGAAATGCTTGGTGCATCAGGCTTTGATACTGCTGAAAGTTTTGAACAAAAGGCAGAAATTGCAGGTGCTATAGGTGAAGGAATGTCAATAAAATTTGTAGAACACAGAAAAGTTGCTAAACATCTTCCTAATCCAAGCGATATTTTAGACGGAAAAGCAAAGAAACTTGATAACAAGGTTAGTTCTGAGCTTAGTGCAAAATATAGTTTGGTTGTAGGAATTGCATACGAGCTAAATGAAAAGTATTTGGATAAAGGTCTAGATAAAGATTTTGTTAAGTCTCTTAATAATGTTATAAGATTTAGTTTTGATAACTTTGAACCAGAAATGGTTGTGTTCTTATTTAGAACTATAATGAAAGATTATAACATTAAATTTAATGTGAGAACTGATCTTGATAAGGAACTTAGGGATACATTTAGTAAAAAATATATTAAGTACATAGTATAATAGTTAAAAATCCTTGTGCGCCTACCTATGTTACTCCCTACCTAAAGAACGCACAAGGTGAGTGCCCTGGAAACAGGGCACTTTTTTCTTATATAAAGGTTGACAAAAAGTAAAAAGAATGTATAATGTATTTAATACTATGAAAATAGTGCTTTGTTTAATGAAGAAAAATAGGAGGTCATATGACTACTTCAACAACTAAAGAAATGAAAGTGCTTACAGCACTACAATCAGGCAGAACTTTAAGTTCAGCTCAAATTAGAGCACAATTTGGTGCTGGTAATCCACAAGCAGTGATTCAATCACTAAGATTCAAAGGATTTCCAATCTATTTGAACACAGTGACTGACACTAAAAACAGAAGCAGAAATGTGTACAGATTAGGTACACCTTCTAGAGCTGTTATTGCCGCTGGTTATAAAGCATTGGCTACTTCATAAGTTTAACTTATGTTAGAAAAAGGGTGTTTAGGCGCCCTTTTTTTATCTTTTAAGGTTGACAAATTATCATTTTTTGCTATAATAGTTATATAAATTAAGGTAAGGAGTAATTTATGATAGAGATACTACAGGAAATAACTGATTGGGGCAAATACCCAGTTGCTAATGGTGTATACCATGTTAATAGTGCAGGGCAACTTGTTCAGTATAATGATAAAGTATTTAAAAATCCAATAAAACAGTTTTCAAAAGCAAGACGTAAGTTTACTAAAATAGGTGAACGTCCAGAAGAATTGTCTTCTGATGTTGTAATTGTAAAAGGCTCAAACGGCAATACATATACCATAGAAGATGGTAAGTGTAGTTGTCCAGGATATACATTTAGGGGGAATTGTAAACATGTTAAAGAAATTAGTTGATTTATTTTTAATTGGTGTAGTAATATTTGCTATAACCAGTTGTGCAAGTGGTGGCGGAAGTGCAGGAGTTACAGCAACACCTACTCCACCTCCAAGTAATGGTGGGGGTTCAACCACACCAACAGATGAAAGAATACCTTTTGATGAGTTTTCTTTTACATATTATCCTAATATTGATGGTTACAGTGATGAGATTACAGTTTCATATGGTATGACACCTTATACAACAACAGGACTACCAGCACCAACAGAAAAATTTAAAATTGCAGATTATGGATTTTTTGAAGTAACAATTACAGGTAATCATGATGGGTGCCCTAACGAAACTTGTGGTGATGAAGAAGTTCAATCAAGACATTTTACATCTCATAGTTACCTATGGGAGGCTGATTTAAATGGTGATGGTATGATGGATTTTTACATTATGCCTTACTTTAATGGTGATACAGAATATGTTCCAGAATCTAATTTAATGGCATTTATTAATGATGGCAATGGGCATTTTATTTTATCTAATGATATTTTTGAGGGCTCTACTTGTTTATATGGAGGTTCTTCTAGTGCCACAGAGCATACTAGGGATAATCAGGGTAATCCATATAGTGATTGTGCTTGGACTGATTCTCATAGAGGAGGTCAAGCCGCAGATTTTAACGGCGATGGAATTACTGATTTATTCTTAGGTTCTTCATTAATGTTATCTGATAATGGTAAAATAGTAAATGTAAGTCACAGTAATTTACCTAACGATCTATTTTTTAACGAAGAATTAGGTAGACTGTTTTTTCATGATACTGCAATAGGAGATGCTGAAGGCGACGGTGATGTTGATATATTTTTACCGGTTTTTGATTACGATTGGGATAATAACAGGATTCCATGGACTATGTTAATAAATGACGGCAATGGAAACTTTACAGCAAATCAAAATTTTTATAGAATACCTGAACCCTATGAAGTAGGACAGTCTGAAATATTTTGGCCAACCACTGCCACTGTTGCTGATTTTGATAACGATGGGCATGGTGATGTTGCAGTTGGTTGGTTTAATCCTGCACTAGCCAGAGAATATGGATTTGGAGAAACATACGAAAATAGTGCTGGTGCTGTATTTTTTAACGACGGTAATAATGACTGGAGTAATAGAGCATGGGTAGAATTACCAGATAACTATTTTGGTGAAAACGGAAATGCCAATGATATGCAGGCATTTGATTTTGACGGTGATGGCTATATAGATATTGTTTTAGCAACTACAAGGCACGACCCTTATTATAAAGGTAGAATGATACAGTTCTTTAAAAACAATGGTGGCACATCTTTTACAGATATGACATCTACGTATGGAACTACAAAGTATGCTGATGGAGGAATTACTAATCCTAATTTATGGAACGGAGAGGGAGATATAGTTATTGTGGATTTTGATCACGACGGAGATCTTGATATTGTTGATACTAGTATGGATACATATGTACTACTTAATGACAATGGTACATTTAGGCTTTACGATGACTTTCCTAAATTTGGTAATAAAGGAATGTCCTATTTCCCTGTGGAAATCGATGGAAAATATTGGTATGATTTTATAGGATATAATTGGAGTGAACAAGATGTAAATGGTATACCTAGTAGAACATTAACATTCTTTCAAGTACTAGATCCCCCTTTTGCTGAAATGCAACAAGATATAGTCACTAAGCCTAAGGGACACATAGATGCTGTCTATGACGATCTTATTCGCTATAAGGACCTACGTAAGCAAACTACAGGAACTAATTTGTTTTATAATAAATTTGAAGACTCGGAAATTACAGGGTATTCGCATAGTGGCGACAAATATGGAGTTACAATAGGTAAAAGCAGTGGTAATTCTGAAGGTGGATTTATTAATATAGATTATGATCTAGGTGATATGCATGTAGGTGTAACTTATATCAATAATACAGTAAAAGGGCATAACAAAACTAAGTGGTATGGAACCGGCTATGCAGATATAGATTATTCTGCACTTTTAACATTTACTGAGTATAGATATCAGTTTGAAAACGGATTTTTTAATAGGAGTGGGGCATCTTTAGGCTTTACAACTATAAAAGATTTTAAGGAAAACGGTAGCCAATACAATGTTCATGTACACGACTTTACAATGAATACATTTAGTGTTTTTACTGATATAAACTATTTGTATAAATCTAAATTAGGACAAACACTTTTTACTGCTGGTGCAGACTATTATAATACATTTGATGATACTACAACTACATTTGCTGATATTTTAAAATATGATTATAATAGAGATGAGGTAGTAACCAGTTTTAGTTTAACACATAGATATAATTTTTTATATTTTTCTGCTAAGATCAATTCTAATAATATGAATTCTTACGAATTAGGATTTAATATAAGGTTGTAATTATTTGTATCCTATTTGCATAAAACGAGTGTATGCAGGTGTCTTTAATTGGCCAGAAAACATTGAATTACTAAGTGGATAGAGTAGTTCCATGTCTTTTAAACTTGCCACAGGGTTTATGTGACCCTCGAAATCTGGAGAATCGTTAGTTTGCATTATAATTAATTGATCTGAATCCACAGTATCGAACCAACCTGTACTCATATGCTCACAACTAGTGTTTATTATCCAATCAGGTTTTACATTAATTAGTTCTCCACTCGTTTCAAACTCCATATTACTGCAATCTAACATGTCTACATCTGCTACTATCCCTTTATATTTCCAACTGTCTTGTACAAAAGGTTGATTTAATTTTTCTGATTTTTCTATTGCTTCTGCATCTGTATCTATTCCATATATTCTTTCTATATTGAAATTTTGATGTAATGGTTCAACTAATGCACCTATCCAACTACCTAATATTGCTACATTAACATTAGGAATTTTAGGATATGTGTGATAAAGTTCGTTTAATAACCAACTTTTACTTGCTAACTGTCCTTTGCTAAATGCGTGTGCAGGATAATAGTTTCCATGCTGGACTATATGTTCAAAATAACTAGGTGTAGGTTTCCAGAATCCTTTATCAATATATTCTGTAACTTCCTTCCAACTATTTAGATTTATTATATTGCTCATTTAACCATTTAAAGTCGTTTATTTTATTTAAATTTTCTATGTTGTTAATATTTTCTTTGGCATATTTATTGCCTTCTTCAGCACCTTTTCTTGCATATTCTACAAATTGTGCTTCAGTATCACATTTTAACCAAGCCTCTAATCTTTGATTACTTTCTTCGTCATTATTTAATGTTAATTTTACACATTCTCTGAACGCACTACGCCATGTACTAAATTCGTCAACATTAAAGTTTGTAATACAACTGATTTGAGGCATAGATTTAAACCTACTACTCAAACCAGTTGTAAAATCAATACCCCAAGTGTCTGCTTCTCTAACCATATTAGTTGGAAACAGTTTTACTCCTCCATAACCATATTCTAAATTATTGACTGGATTTTTACTTCCCCATACATGTACAACTTCTTCATCATATACATCAGGTATATAGGAAAAATCAAAGTCGTCAACTATATCTGCATCAGCATCTACGACCCAGAACATACTACTATTTACTTCTTCAGATGCTTTCTTATGTGCATTAAAGATTCCCTCTATGTCTTTAATCCATATAATATTGTATTTTTCTTTTAAATTATTATATCGTTCTTCTGCACCCTTTTCTTTATATGATAAAAACACAATATCATATTCATTAGTAATAGAGCCTGGGGATTTTACATATTGTAAATTTTTAAATCTATTAAATTTAAGATCGTCAGATTTTATATTATCAAGGTCTAAATTAGTGGGCCATAATCTTAAGCCGCCGTATGCATGAACTTTTTTTGTTCTGGAATTTATTTTCTGCCATGTATGAATTTTGTTTACGTCAGTAATCAAAGGCATGAATCCACGGTCAAGCACGTCTTGTTCCACTTTGACATCTGGGTCTACAGTCCAAACAAAGGGGGTTTCTATGTCCTTTATCGCGTTTATAAACTCTTTGCGTTCTAAACTCTGCAAGTGGATAACTGGCCATTTAGGCTTAAGGCTTGCTATAGTATTTATTAATTTTAGATGTTCAAAACTATTGTTAGCAATCTCTTTATCAGTATATTGTCTATCTAAAAATGTTTCTTTAGGTACTAATCTAATATTTCTAAATTCTCCATCCTCGTTTTGCCATATATGAACGTTCTTTTTATCCCATTGTGTTGGATAATAATCAAATTTAAAATCTTGATCTATTTGGGTGTAAGCATCTACAATCCAATACATATCTGTTGCACAATCCCCTGCTAGACGCTCATAGACCTTCTGTAAGCCGTCTTTATAGTCATCTGCCTGTAACTTATACACTGGATATTCTTTTTGTGTACATGCAGGTTCCCTAATATATTTCGGTCTACCCTTTGTCTGTGCTACTTTAGGACATAACATTACACCACCGTAATCGTACTGCCTACCCGTAATTGGATTTAGTTTTTGCCATACATGTGTTTTTCCATTATCCCAAATTTTAGGTACAAACCTAAAATCAAAAGTTTCAAGTACATTTACATCTGGATCTATAACCCAAAACCAACTAGTTGAAGTTTTTATACGGCCTTGCTCTTCAGATTCAAACACAGGAAATGTAAGTTGTTCTCCAAATGGTGTTGTGTTATGAATATTTAATTTGCTATCTTTATGATTAGCAGGTACCCAATATATACCTCCCATCTCATCTGGATACTTATGCTCTAACTGTCCGCTAACTTGATAAACATGTATTTGGTCTTTTTCGTTTTCGTTCTGCCATGGAATAAATTTAAAATCATTATCATCTAACACATACTCTTCGTCCACTAACCAGCAATCTTCTGTAATATCGTTATAGTCACTTGGATTACTTACTCTATATACCGGGAATGTTTTGGCATTTATAACTAAAGGTTCTTTATGTATTTTTAATTCTTCTGTACTGCTATCAGGATACCAATATAAGCCTCCCATTTCTTCTGGATATTTGTTTGTTAATTGATTGTGTACATGAAAAACATGAACTTTGTCTATGTCAAAGGAACTTGGTGCCCATTTTATACTTTCATCTAAGCGGTATGATTTATCTGCTACCCAACAACTGTGATCTTTTTTAGGATTTATTGAGGGGTCATCTACAAAGTAAATAGGATACTCTGGTATAGCATTTAGCATTTCTGCATGTATGACTATGTCGCCACTCCAATCTACTGGTACCCATCTAAGTCCACCTATGCTTTCAGGATACTTATGTCTTAGTTGATCTCCAACATGAAATGTATGAATGCAATTTTGTTGAAACAATGGTGGTGCCCATTCAATCTTTTGATTTATTTCGTACTCACGGTCAACAATCCAACAGTCTTGAAATACTTCTGTATACTCGTCAACGTTATCAACTTTAATAACTGGGTAACTTCTATCGCTAGTAGGATTAGTAGCAACATATTTAATGCTGTCAGTATTATATGCTTTAGGTACTAACTTAACACCACCACATCTATTGTCGCTTATATTAGTAATACTTTTTGGATACTTATGTTCTAACTGGTTAGGTATTTTAAATACTTGTATTGTTTTTTGATCGTACTTAGCAGGAACATATTTAAAAACATCATTTAGTTCGTGCTCGTTGTCAACTAACCAAAACATTTTTGTTCTACTCTTTCTAGCCGCTGATTCATAATCATTTATATTATCTGTATAAAAAATATCATACCTAACAGGCACAATATCTTTTTGATATTTGTGTTTAGTGAAATCAAACTCTTTATGTACAAGTCTAATACCGCCACATCGATTATCCCATGCGTCTGTATAATCGGGTGGATATCTTTCTTCTAAATGTCCCGGGACCTTAAATACATGTATATAATCTCTTTCGTGTATAGCAGGTACATATAATAGTTTTCCGTTAAATTGAAACTCTCTGTCTACTACCCAGAACCAATCTGTTTTACTACGTTCGGCACATTCTGTATATGATTCAGCCGTAAACTCATCTTCATCTACATAGAATACGTCATAACTTTCATCTTCTACAGGACAAGCAGGATGTATTTTTGTTTCTGCTTCATGCCATTTTTTAGGTACGAGTCTTATACCGCCCATTGCCATAGGATATTTTTCTTGTAATTGATATGGCATTTTAAATACATGTATCATTGTGTCCTCAAAAGGATTTGGAACCCAATCTAGAGTACCTGCGTTTATCTTATATTGTGAATCAATAAGCCACACATAATCATCTGTAAATATTTTACGTTGAGAATAATCTTCTACATCTTTAACATAAAATACAGGATATGTTGCACTTGCATTTAAAAAATTATGATATTTTGTATCGCATTCTTTCCAGTTTCTAGGATAAAGTTTGATACCTCCTTCTTCTGCAGGATACTTATGCTCTAATTGTCCTCTTAAATGAAAACTATGTATAAAGTTAGGTTCAAAATTGTTAGGTGCCCAATTTAAATCCTCAGGCAATTTGTATTCAGGATCAATACACCAAACATGGGTTGCGTAGGGGTTATTTTCAAAGTATTTTCCTGGTGTCTTAGTATTTAATTTTGTAAAAGATTTTTTACAAACTACTTTATTAATTTCTTTTATACCTTCTGTTTTATTTTTTGGTATTAATGATATACCACCATAATTTTGATCGTCCCATTTCCATATATGTTTATATTCCATATCAAAACTTTCAGGTCTATAATTAAAAACTTCTGAATCTATTACTTCTATATTAGGTTCCACCACCCAATACATCTTTGTAATAGGATTTATATCTTCATGGCTCGGTACTTGTTTAGCGAAAGGAAAGTCTTTCTCTAATGTTTCGTTTTTGCCTATATAGAATATATCAAACATTATGCTTCTTTATTATATCTTGTGCTATATCACTTATTTTTTTTACAGATTCATTTAAGGAGTCATATCTTTTCTTAAGTTCTTCTCCGTACACAGGACATACGCCTCTATGATCAGGTAATTCACCACCGCACATGTGACATCTGCCTTCTAGTTTGCGTTGTATATTATGCCAATTAATCTCTGACATGTACTTTTACTCCGTAATGCTTTGCAAATGTTTCTGCATCTTTTTCGTCATTAACTATAGGTTGACCCTTAATATTTAAACTTGTATTTACAAGCATAGGGCAACCAGTTTCTTTGTAAAAGAGAGTTAATAATTTATGTAATTCAGGGTGTTCACTGCGTCTAACTGTTTGTACTCGACTTGTTCCGTCTTTATGTACAATGGCAGGAAACTCTTCTGGCTTTTTGCACTTTGCTACAAACTGCATGTAAGGTGCATGTGAAATACCTCCTGGCATTTCAAAATATTCGTGTACATGCTCCTCTAAAATCATTGGTGCAAATGGTCTAAACTTTTGTCGTTTTTTAATAACATTCATTTTGTCCTTAATTGTACTTCCTCTAGGATCGGAACACAATGTCCTATTACCTAATGCTCTAGGCCCAAATTCTGCTCTACCATTCGCTATACCAAATATTTCCCCCGCTCTTAAACTTTCTAGTGATTTTTCAATAGGATATTTACCCTCTATATTATATCCTAAATATGGATCATGCCAATTAACTAACTTGCCTGTTTCGTTATACAGATACAATGCCGCCGCCCCTAAACTACTTCCGCAGTCACCCGGGTTAGGCATTATATAAATGTTATCAAAAAGATTATGTAACAAACTATTTGCTACACAATTTAATGATACACCACCCATAAAAACTAAATTTTTGTGTTTTGCAATCTTTTTTGCTTTTCTGGCGTATGCCATAACTTTATCTTCTACTACTTTTTGAGCACTTGCGGCTATATCGTAGTCTATTTTTGTATGCCCAAATTCATCTACTGTAGTGTATTGATCTCTATTTAAAAAATTCTTTGGTAATCCTCTTTGTAAATTTTTTCTTGTTTTTAATGTGTTGTTTTTAAACAAAGTTTTTTCTAAATATTTGGCATACTTAGGTTCACCGTATGCGGCCATGCCCATAAGTATATATTCATCTTCCATTGGTTTCAATCCAACTAGAGCTGTTATGGCACTATAAAATAATCCTATACTGTTAGGAAACTTTACACTATCTTTCTTTTCTAGTATACCACAATTCCAATCCCAAATAGTTGCAGTATCAAATTCTCCTATAGCATCTATAACCATTACCGTTGCATTATCAAACTTGCTTGTTAGTACACCTGCGGCCGCATGTGTTTCGTGATGCCAATAATCTACAATAGGTATATCTTTTAGTTCTGGATAAAACTTTTTAATCCATTCTGTTTGTGTAGGTTCCTTGAATGCCGACCAATTACCTGCATATATATTTCTTGCACGTTTGGCCCATGCTTTTTCATGTAAGACTATAACATCAGGTTTACCGCCTGCAATAGCATCTGCAATTATTTCATGGTTTAGCCAAGGATCGTTTTTTATTTTACTATATCTTTCACTATGACTTGCAAATTCTATGGTTTCGTTATCAAGCATACAGACTCCTGCATCATGAAATCCAAAACTTAAACCTAATATTCTCATCTATATATAAAAGGGTCTCTTTTTCTTAATTCTTCTAATTTCTTTTTTAGTTGTTCTTCCTCTTCAGGAGTCAATTCTAATTCATCATTAATTTCTTTTTTATCTTTATTTTCTTCCATAATATTACCTATTTGATTGATACATTAATCTATATAATTCCGGTAATGCATCTTCCATGCATTCGTCTCTTTGCTTGTCTAATAAATTTGTATACTTTTGAAAAGTCTTTAATTCTTGTCTCCAATTCTCTTTACGATTTTCTTTTAATGCCTTTATTGTTGCTTCTATACTTTGTACATTTTCAGGCCTGTTTACAAGTACTTTACTGCGTTTAAGCCATTGCTCTAATCTTCCTGCCGCAACTTCTCTAACTTGCTCCGGACAGATTCTAAAATCTAAACTTGTTGGATAATCACATATTAAAAACGTAACAAAAATTTCTCTACCGTATTCTTCTTCTAATTCTTCACAGTAATCTAATAATTTAGTAATTGTTAAAATATTATAAACTTGTATTACTGGTGAAAATAAAATTCTACCTACAACTTCACTTTCACAATATTTTCTAATATTTTTATCTACTTGTTTCCAATGGCTCGCCCCACGGATATATTCGTTTTCTTTGCCGTATGCATCAACACTTATACACATTAAAACATTTTTAAACTGCTCTACTAAATTTAAAAATCTTCCTTGAACGTTAGTCATATTACTATTAAATACCAATTCAATATTTTGGGCTATACCCATTTCAACACATTTTTCCATGATCCAATATACACGTTCTATAATAGTTGGCTCTCCTCCAGTGAAATATAATTTACTAACACTGGGTAACCATTCTTCTACTTGACGCAGAAACTCCGGATCATCTTGCCATGGCGTTAAGTGATCAACAAATTGACCCCAGGTGAAATTGTCCTTAATAAATTTTCCTGCCATTGGATCAGCAGTTTCTATTTTTTTATATTCTTTTTGTATTTGACTTGAATTTTGAGGTTGACACATTCTACACTTCAGGTTACACATATTGCCTAACCTAAAATCCAAGTACATTGGAGATTCTTCTACTTTATAGTCGTTGTTTATACTGCGTTCTATAATCTCATGTATTTCCTCTCCTCTTCCGCTATATTCAAACCAGTCTCTGATATAGTTTGTTCTATAACTAGGAAAACCCATATCTTCTAAATCATAACAATGTTCGCAACCTTTTACCACATCGCCTTCTATCATTTGCTTACGGATTTTACGCATATGATTGTTATTCCAGACAGATTCTATTTTGTCTCCCTTATTAAGGTCGAACATAGTGTTGTCATCATTTTTAAAATTGTCTCTCGCAACACAACACCAACTAACAGTACCAGTAGGTTGAGTCATTATCGATATCCAAGGATAAGGACAAAATGTTTTACTATATTCTTCCATAATTAAATCTCTTTTCTAATTCCTGTGCATATTCGTTTTCAACAAGATAACCAATACTTAATAATATTCTTGTTTTGCTACCTTCTACTGGCATACCTGCATGTAGCCATTCTGATGCAAAAAGTACCATACCTTCTTTCTCCTGTAAATCAATTACTCTTCTATTAATTACAGGTTCTCCCCCTTCTTCCGGTTTCCTGACAAGATAATTAAATCTTACCTGCATTTCGTCATTTGCACCTCTCCAGTCTTTATGAGTGTGTACACCATGATTAGGTAGTCCATCAACTTTATATATACACGAAAGCATAGTAGGGTATAAACCCTTTCCTTCATCAATCTCTATCAATTTAAATTTTGACTCATCAAATCCATTAGATTCAAATAATTCTTTTTTTATTTCTGTTAATACGGATTGTAATTCCTTATTGTCTATATCATTTAAGTTTAGATATTTTCTTCCCCTTGCTTCAACAGTAGATTTAATATCTTTATTTGCTTCTGATTCATCATAATAAATCCAGTCTTCGTATAAATTAGAATCAAAAATATTACCCAAAATATGTTGTTGTTTATTATTAAGTTTAGACTTTAAAATTAATTTATCCATTAAAAGTCCTCCGGTGCATTACCATATTCTTTTAATAAATTATAAAATTCTGGAAAAGTTTTAGCAAAATTTTCTCCTCTAAATTCATCACTAAACTTAACCTGTTTATAGAACATTTCCATAAGACTTACATCATAATCTACATCTGTACAATATTTAACAGAACTCACAATGTCAGGATGTGTATTATCTTTATACTTGTCTACAATTTTATCTTTTATTTCTTTAGGTAATACCTTGCAACTAAAATGATCTGGCGTATAAACATGATTAAAATATATAGGAAGATCTGGTTTAAAATTGTCCCTCCATTCTAAAATTTCTTCCATATAAAAAATGTTAAAGATTCCCACAGTATAGCATATGTCTACAAATATATTTGGTATATTTTTATCTAATACTTTTTGTAAATTTTCTTGTACCTCGTTCCATTTAGCAGGATGCCTTATGTATTCAAATTGCTCTCCTACTCCATCAAAACTCCAACTTAACATTACTTGTTTAAAGTGAGGCCATAGTTCTAATCCTCTCTCAGGATATATTGAACCATTTGTATTATACAATAATTTTATATCTTTACTTTTACCGGAATCAACTAAATCCTGTAAAATATCATAATGTCTTTTTATTAATAATGGTTCACCGCCATAAAATTCTAATACTTCTAAGTCATCACTAAGTTCTTCAAAGTCTTCCCAAAATGCCTCATTTGTTTCTGGCCATCTACCCACTGTACGCATTCTATCCCAAAACAAATTGTTTGTACCATCTCGTTTTTTCTCTTCTGGTACCCATAGACTACTTGCAAAACTATTACAAATTCTACATTTATTATTACATACATTACCAAGTTTTAAATCCATAGATTTTGGTTTAATGTGTTCTTTCTTTTCCAATGCTTCTTCTAATGCTGTAGGGAAGTCTCTCAATGCTCTCTGACGTTTACTGTCTATTCCGGCATCCTCGGCAGTCCAACAACTGTAGCAAGAAGCAGGTTTTTTACCATCTAAAAAATCTTTTCTTAAATTTGCTAACCATTCACTTCTCCAGCCGTCGGTTAATACATCGTGTGTAAGAGATAAATTTTGGCCGTCTTTACTGATTAGCTCATCCATTTGACAGCAGATAGACATTGAGCCATCAGTTCTGGCTTCTAAATTTACAAACGGCATTGGACAAAAATACTTACTCATAATTCTGCCAACTCCGGAAATATTTCATCAAATGTTTCATTTCTTAACTTATCAAACTCTTTATTAAAATCTTTAAACTCCTGCCAAAGATCAGTATCGTCATCATCTAAAAATTTAATTGCACTTTTATATCCTTCTGTTGCTCTACCTATATGATCTAAAGGTTCTAGCCATTCTAAATGTGCCAACCATTTTTCTTTTATTTTTTCTTTAAATTCTTTAGGTAACACACTCATTCTAAAACGTGGATTATTTAATAGTACATTCATATACCAGTCACCGGGTAATATGTACCCCTGATCAACCCAGTTTCTGTGAAAATCTGTTATGTGCCAAGCATTATAGGCATTTACAGTTGCACTTATGTAGAAGTCTACAACTTTGTCTTTTGCAGGATTATTAGTTAGGTGATTGACTTTTCTAAATTCTTCCATATTATTTATAACATCAGACCAAACAGTACCTTTTCGTTGATATTCCCCTCTTGAACCTTCTGCATCTAAACTTGCTCCTATGCATACATGTTCAAATTTTTTCCATAAATCTAATACACTCTGCCCCTTGTATTCTAATGTTGTAAAATTTGTATTATAAAATATTCGTATATCTGTTTTACCCATTTCTACAAGTCTGTTCATTATACCCCAATGTTCGTCCATTAATATAGGTTCGCCGCCAGCCCAATATATTTGTTCAATATGTTCTAACATAGGATCAAATTCTTCCATAAAGCCGTCTACGTCTTTACGAATTTGTATGATACGTTCTGTTGGACTTATATTAAATGTACTTGCTTTAGCATCAGCATACCAATTACTGCTTAGTTCAGGTCCGCAATATCTACAACGTAAGTTACATACATTACTAAATCTAAAGTCTAAGTATACAATGTGTAGATCATCGAGACTACCGTCTGCATTTGTTTTTTCAACTTTATCCCAATGAGGTTCTAACCAATCTCGATTACTTCTGACTCTTAAACTGTCATGGCCTTTTTCTTCTTTCTCATAGCAACGTACACATTGCGAACACTTTTTACCGTTTAACATGTTTAAGCGAACTTGCTTCATTTTTTCGCTATTCCAAACTTCTTGTAAACTACTTTCTCGTAAATCACCTATATGATCTTCCCAAGGAGAATCACAACACAGCATAGTTTTGCCGTTTGGCCACGGGTGCATGTGAATCCAGGGTAGGATACACATTACATCACTGTCTTTATAATTCTCTATATTCCAAGTTTCCATTTATAATAAACTCTTTTGTGTAATTTATTGCTCTGCTATGTAATCTATTACCTAAAACTTTGCAATGATCTTGATTACCTTTTAATCTATCTTTGTTTTCTTCTAAAAACTCGTTTAATTCTGATAAAGGTTTAGTACAAAGTCGCTTTAATTCTTTAATTAATAATTTACTTCTTGTTTCTAAAGAATCCTTTTTATCATAATCATGATCCACTAAATCATCAAACATATCAAATCCTAAATGATCCAGTGTAAACACCATAGCAGGAGGACCTAAAAATAAAGGAATCTGATTCATTGCAAAAACCTTTGTGGTTTTTTCTGTTGCCATTATTCTATCACTATAAACTGTTAAAAATCTACCCGCAGTTCTTTCCCATGTTGCTCGTATGTCACTCTGTATTTTATAACATGCTGGATTATGCCCAGTCTCTGCTTCTAATACAACATTAAAAACATTATCGGCAATATGATCCATTAATTTGTGTTGATCATCTAGACTATCACCTAATGTAATTGGGTAATATTTCCTAAGATGATTAGGTATTAAACTCCATACTGTAGAATCTTTATGCCAAACCATAGGGTTATCCTGCATATCTCCCCATCCACAACTGAATCTGCCTTTGTATCTTAAAAAACTATCTAATATTTCGTTTGTAAATTCTATTCTTTCCGCTCTGGCAAACCTCGCAAGAGAAATAAAATGTTTACTTCTATCTCCTTGAAATTCTTGCATATGTAGTGAATTATCAGGTACGATATCTGTATAATAATCAAACCATTGTGAAGCAGGAACATGTACTACTTTTAATCTATGTCCTGTATTAACATAACCTTCAAAACCTAAATTTATTCCGGCATCTATAATCATTGCCCTGTTGAATCCTTGATCCTCTAAAATTTGGCACGTGAATTCCCAAAATTTACTATGAAATGCTTCTGTTTGATATGTCATTATAACATTTCTGGAGATTTCTTTTGCTTTTTCTATAGTTTTCATAGCAAAAAACATAAAGTCTTGTTCCCAGACGGAACTAAAATCTATTATAATATAGTCTCCTTTTGGTAAATCATTGTATAGTCTACAAGGACTAAACTCGTCTTTAAAAAAAACAGTTACTCCATTTTCAAGGACTTTAGATCCTATATTTAAGGACATTCTAATATGCATGTTTTACTCCATGTTTATCTAAAAGTGCTATTAGTTCAGGAAAAATTTCTCTCCAACCATTTTCGTGTTGGCGTATCTTATCTAACTCGTCATTGTACCGACAAAAGTGTTCCCATTTAACTTCATCCCAATCATCGTTATCATACATGCTCAACAATGTTCCGAGTTCATGTCTGTTACCCATCGTTTTTCTAAACTTGGCATGGGCCTCGTGTCTCACGACAGGAGGTAATATTCCAGGCGATAGGTAATCAGGGTCATATACAAAGTTCATATCAACTGGGCATGGTGCCCAGTTTAAAAACTCGTCTAAATAAATGTAACTGTATGCACTTACTGTTTGTGTTATTCTCACAGTGAGTTCAGGTACATTTATTACAGTATCTAAATTCTTTTCTACATCTGACCATTCTGTAGGAAATCTGATATATTTGTTTCTGTGTTCCAGATCGTCTATACTAGGACAGACTCTGGCCTCTTTGAATTCTTTCCAAAGCGGAATTGCTTCATTAGGTAAGTTTGTCATATTAATATTATACCACAATATAATATTTTTACTACGACCACTATCAACTAATTTGCGTAAGTAATTCCAATGTGCTTTAATTAGTGTTGGTTCCCCACCATTTATATATAAAACTTCCATGTTAGGTGCACATTCAAATAAATCCTCATAAAAGTTTTCATCTTCTGGCCATTGAAAATCGTGTTTGTGATCTAACCAACTGTATCCATCATTTACAAAATCTAGCGAGTCAACAATCTTTTTATAGTCTGCCACCCACCTCGAACTACTTGCTGGATTACAAGTGCGACAGCGGACATTACATACGTTACCAAGACGCAACTCAACAAAGCGAAGATCCATAGGTATGCTACCATCCTCACTTGTAATTCTGGATGAGTAATCGGCGTCAAAGTCCTTATATACCTCGGACTCGTGGACACGTTTGCTCTTAATTCCTTTTCTTTCTTCATCGTAGCATCTTTTACATGCTTTAGGCTCCACATCATTTAACATCTCCAATCTAATTTCTTTAAAATAATCACTGTTCATATGTGTATCAATATTGTGATCATTTAAATTATAGAACTCATCACCTTGATCAGTGTAGTTCCTGGCTCTATTCTTGCCGGCAGTCATATCAGAAATACAACAAGGAGTAACACCACCATGTGGGTGTGTTCCTAAATGCATCCAAGGTAGCGGACAAAAAGTATTACTCATTATATAAATGTTCCCTTATCAATTGCACCGTACATTGGGTCTGCCTTTGCTCTTTCATATAATTTACTATAAAAGAAATCCTCTTTTACGATTTCCCAAAGCTCAGGAAATACATCTCTAAAATCTTCATCTCTATATTCATCACCAGCAACTACTTGCTTTCTAAACATATTCCAACGTACAGCAATTTCATTTTCTATTGTATCTGTAGGCTGATTGCCATATGGTCTTATTACATCTTCTCTGGGTGCTATGGAATGATTTATTATACCTGTTATTTCTGAAATAGCATGATCTGTTTTAAAAACATTATTTTCTAATCCTTCCCTTAACGGTTTAACAATATCTTCTTTCATTTCATTTGGGAACACATTAGGGTTATACCAACTAGGTAAATTTGCTATATTATGAAATATATGAAATTTAGGCCATCTTTCGTTAAACTCTTTATGCATTTCTGTAAGATACATAACATTTAGTGCTGTTACTGTACATGTGATTCCAGCAAAAACATTCCCCTGACCAATCATACTGTGAATTGTGTCTAAATTTTTTTCTACTTCGTTCCAATCAGCACCGTGTCTTAAATAGTCAAATCTTTTCTTTTCAGCGGCATCTATACTTACATTAAAAGATACAGATTTAAAATTATCTATAATTCTCTCAAAAAATTCTCCACCTGCCATAGTTCCATTTGTACTAAAACTTAAACCTACTTTAGGTGCAATATTCTGATCTATTAATTTATTTGCAAAGGATTTGAACTCTTTCATGTACAGAGGCTCACCGCCCATAATTTCTAGATTTCTAATATGTGGTAACCAATCATCTATTTCAGTCCAAAACTTTGACTTTTCAGGGTCATCCATTGGGATTGTAACTTTTTCTTTAAAATAAGGAAGACCTCTTGCATCTGCTTCTTTAACCCATTTACTACTGTAGTTTGGATTACAACTTCTACATTTTAAATTACATGTAGTACTTAAAATAAGTTGCATATCTTGAGGCATGTCAGGTTCTTTAGAATAATCTATAGGGTCAAATCTCCATTCAGCATATTCATTATAAATTTGTCTTTTAGATTTTTTTCCGTTATCTTCTTCTCGCCAACAAGGTTCACAATTTTCTGGAAGTTTTCCTTCTCTTATGTCTTGTCTTATTTTTTTATAAAATTCACTATGAAAAATGTCTCTTACAGATGTTGAACCCAGTGTAAAGTCATTACCTTCGTCATCTTTGACTCGCTCTTTTGCTATACAACATGTTCTAACATGACCCAAAGGCTCATTACTGATATGTGCCCAAAGTAAACTGCAATATCTAGGTTCTGACATCCTATTTTCCTCTAGTATTTCCGTAATGAATTACTTTAACACCTTCTATGTCTGGAGTTTTTCTCCATGGGTCAACTACAATACTACCTGAAGCAAAGTTTAACTCTGTACCATTACCTGTTGATACTAATGCATCATCACAGTCTGTAACTTTATGATCACCATACCAGCCTGGTACAGTATCTAATTGATCACCATATGTTATGCCAGGATTATGTGCAAGTAAATATACAGCAGGTTTATCTAATACTGATTGCGGAGGCATATCTCCGGTTTTTTCGTCTAAGTAATGTAATTCATGACCACGATTTTGTACATAGTGGCCTACTAACATACTTGCCGAACCGGCTTCATATTCTACTAATGGTTTGTATGCTTTACCAACAATAATTACTGGCAATGCACCTATCATTGTTCTTGTTGTAGGATGAAAATCTCCTTCTGCAAGTTCGCAAAGTCTATTAGCCATGTTTTCTGCTTGTTTTTCTCTTGATAACATCACAGCATCAAACAAGTCATATCCTAGGTCAAGTTCTTCAGCCATCCAACGTAAAGCGATATTATCTCTTGGATGACAAGCACCCCCATCGCCCATACCTGGTTTCATATAACCTGGTCCCATAATACGTCTGTCACTTTGTGCAAGTGCATCGCAAACTACTTCTGCGTTTATGTTGCCTAAGTTTTCCGCAACGTCTTGTATCATGTTTACTAGACTTACTTTAGCACTAATAAATGTATTGTAAAATACTTTTATACATTCTGTTTCGTCCCAAGTACCTATAATGTATCTTGGTTCGTTCTGCATTATTGTTTTATAAAAGTCAACAAGTTCTTTTGCATCACCTGTTTCACTTCCATCTTCTGTTCCTATCATTACCATTTCTGGATTTACCATATCCCACTTTACTGTACCCATAGCAATAAGATATGGATTATAAACGAATCGGGCATTTGGAATTAAATCAATAAACTCACGTCTGGTTGTTCCAGGGAGTACTGTTGATATAAGGACTACTAATTGGTCTTTTGTTGCAACCGCATTTACTTCACTAAGTACTTGCTTGACCAATGAATAGTCAAAGTCCTTATTAGGTAAATGGCTGGTTGGTGCTTTTCCATCATATTGTGGGTCATGCGGTGTAGGTACTGCTATAAAAACAATATCTCTACCATGTACAGCATCTGCTATACTGTCTACCATTGCAAAGTTTTCAGGCTCTACAGGATTAACATCATACCCAACAACATCATGTACTTCAGCGACCATCTCGGCACAGGCTTGTCCTAACTTACCTACACCGATAAATCCGACTGAGGCCATCTTTATCTCCTGTTGTGTTGTATTAAATACAGTTATATTTATCAGGTTTTTTGATAAAGAAATTTATCTTTGGTTATGCTTTTTATCTATTTTCATCCACCAATCATATAATTGATCATCTAGTTTATAAACATCTTCAATTGTATACTTTTGGTCTGGTCTCATCTCAGCAATTTTTCTTTGCCACCCTCTGCCTCTAAAGAAATTTTCTTCATGTTCTTCTGGCCATTGTTCCTCAAAATTAGGAACTGTGAGCATATTTTCTAATTCATTTATTAGAGTTTGTTGTTTATCTGTTGCACGTGGGCGTATATAGTCTAAGTTTTCATGTATAATACGATCTAATATATGTCTAGGCCATGCCATAGGACTAAAAACTATATCACTATGAAATGCAAACATACGTTTTGTTTCTATTTTAACATCTAGTTCTAATGCATAGTCAAAAAAGTTTTTTAAGTCTAGCATACCAGGACCTGTAAGTGTTAGATCCATTAACATTTTATCTTTACCACCGGGTAATGCCACGCCTTCTCTGAAATTTTTATCCCACTCTTCCCAATTAAGACCTGTACGAATAAACTCTCCTATCCAACCCGTGCCGTCTATACTTGCACACATTGTCCAGTCTTTTGCTTGTGGTAACCAATCGTATAAGTAATAGTCTTTAAATCTCACACGACTTAAATTACTGTTATATCTTAAATGTACTTTTTTAAGATTATCATCTTGTGCTAGTCTATCCATTGCTCGCCAATGTATATCATACATTAATGGTTCGCCGCCTACCCAGTACAATTCTTCAACTGTTCCTGAACAAATATATTCCCAAAATTCTTCTTCTACTACTTCCTTTTGAAACTTGTCTATTATCTTTTTATTCTCTGGAACCATGAACGGCTGGTTTTCAGGCGACCATTGATTATGCTTTCGCTTCTCGGCCTCCCATGCTGAGCTGAGCGGCTCACCACACATACGGCATTTAAAATTGCATAAATTACTAACCCTATAATCAAAAGAGATAGGTTCCATTGTAGTATATCCATTTTCGTCTGTCTCCTCAAAACATTGATCTATTTTATTTTCAAACAAGTAACCGGTAAACCATTGTCTATATGTACTTTGGCTTAACACACTATCGTTACAAACATTACATTGTGGTATTTCCTCACCTGCCATAAGTTTCTTTCTTATGTCCATCATATATGCTGAGTTCCAGTGTTCTTTTAGTGTTACTGGTTTATAGTCTGCCATTGTTCCTACTGGTCTAAACATTCCTGTACTTTCGTCATTACTGGCATCTATATATTGCTTTTGCATCATGTGATCTTCGCGGGAGGCACAGCACATACGCCTCTCTGACTGAGGAGAAATATATGTGTGGGTCCAAGGTGCAGTACAAAAAACTTTGTTTTCTGAGTCTGGGCTCATTTGCCCGTGTTCCCATTTAGGTCTAATCTTTTTTGCCATTTGCAACTTCTAATTGATTCATATTTACAAAAAAATCATAAAATTCTTGATGATTCAATAATACAGAATTTTCTGTATCATTATCACCTAAATATTTTTCTATAAAATCTACATCTTTAAATACTACAGAACAATCTGGAAAAATACCATTACATCTGCCTTCATATCCTATTTTGAAATCTGATAATTTAGTAAATGTTCTCATATGATTTAAATTTAGTTCTTCTATTTGAGAAGGGAATTTACTTGTTGTATGGTAAAAAGAGAAGTTTTGGCGATCTCTTACGTTTTTACATAATTTAATACAGTAATCCTTCCAAATACTATCTCCTGATAAGATAATTTGTTTAAAATTGTTAATAGCATAATCTATTGTTTCTTTATCATTTTTAAAATCGTAATGTATTTTAACATGCTGGCAATCTGTTTTTTCTTTTACCCAACCTCCTGCTTCTGAATCTGTTATACACCATATTACCGGTATACCAATTTGTTTTGTTAAATCATTAAATTTTTTAATTACAAGGTCATCAACTTCACTTTGCTCGGCGACTTCTATATATGGTAAATTTCCCCACTTGCTCTGAATACTAACATATTTTTTGTGTTCCGGAATTGCAATTCTAGGTGTAGATTTTGTCATTATTACGGCATCAGCATTACATTGTGCCGCCGCTACCACTCTAGATTTTATGACTTGCCAATCACATTCATGTGCCATGCCTATATTAGCATAAAGATCAATCATTGCCTACTTCTCCGCCTAACCCATCTGTTTCAGTGTCCCAACCAATACTACTGCCAGTTTTATTTTTTCTTTCATCATCAGCATACTTTTCATCGTCGTAGTTATCTTGACTTTCACCTGTTTCTCTTCCTCGCATTTTCATTTCAACTACTTTTACTTCACCGTCTTCTGTAACAATACGTTTAGCATATAAACTATCAGTAACACCGTGTGTTTTAGGTGCTTGTACGTCTAATTCATTGTCTCCTATTGACATAATCTTTATATTATCATAAAATTCTGCAAGTCTTGGAAATGTTTCTTTAAAGTTATACCCTCTTCTAGCATCATATTGCTCATAAAATAATTTAAAATCATGTTCTAATAGTTCTTTGTCAGCAGTATTTCTATGTGGAGTCTTAACAACATCTAAGTATTCTATTAGTCTTGTTAATTGGTCTTGTTCCCAAGGTTGCACTAGTAGTAATCCGTCTTTATCCTTTTCTTCACGTTCTCTGACTCCATCTAACCAAGCACTTATCTCGTCGTGATATAATTTACGCAAGTTGTCAGGCAATGTTAAAGGCGATTGGAAACTAGGGAAACGTAAAATGTTACAGGTAAATCCAGGACGATTATGACCGTATTTACGTTTCATTCCTAGCATCCAATCTAAAAATTCCACTATGGTATCTAAACATAGTGCATTGATTGTCATCATCATATGTAGTCCTTCAATATTTGCTTCGCTACATATTCTTTCAAAATTTTGTGTCCAGGTATCCCAATCTAATCCATCTCTGATATATTCTGCTTGTTTGCCCATTGCTTCGCAACTAGAATATAAATGGAATCTATTAATATTTTGTGTACCTGCTATAAGTTTGTCTAGTAAACTTTTCTTTGCCATTAAATTACTATTAATAGCAAATCTCATATTATCTTTATTTGGCTCGTCTGTTGTTTCAAACCAATCAAACAACTGATAAATGTCAGGAGTCATAAGTGGTTCTCCACCTGTAACTCTGATTTCTTCTAAATCTTTACTAAGTTCTGGCCACCATCTCCAGAAGGCATCCACATAAGGGTTGGCTTGCCCTTCATCAAATGGTTCGGCGTAGGGGGCATCGTCGATAAAATGACCTCTTGCATCACTCTTAATTCCTTGATAACCTCCATTAGTTCTAATGTCTTTTACCCATGTAGAGGAGAATGCTGGGTTACAATAACTACATGCTAATTGGCAAGTTCTATTAAATGCTATTTCCAATGTTTTTAAGTTTACATCAAACTGCGGGTCTAATGTTGCCGCAGTATGTAAATCTTCATCTTCATATATAACTGTTTTGTAAACTCTATCACTTACAGGCTCATTACCATCAGAGTCTTTTTCCATGTCTTCTATCTTCCAACAGTACTCACACTCTTTAGGTCTATCACCTTTCTGCATCATATCACGCATTTTCTTTTTATGACGTGTGTTATGAATCGCAGAAGGATTAGTTTTAATCTCTTCTAAATCAATTTGGTGTGCAGGTGGATGGTGACAACTGGTTGTTCCGCCGTGTCCTAGCCATATGGTAGCATTGTACCACTTAGCACCACAAAAGGATTCTGAAACAGGATCTATCATCCTTGCTTTATATTCTCTGTGACTTTCGCCTTGCCTTCTTCCCATTATTTCTCCTTTGGATATCCTTCATACCAATCTTGTATAGTATCTACCCTTACATCTCTCCATGCTTTTACATCTAAGCCATACATTACTAAAGTATCAGGACTACTGTAATCTTTTATTGTCATACTTGTCCCTGATATTTTATTATTTAATGTGCAAGGCATTGTTCTTATTTCGCCTGTATCTATTTTTTCGAATACAACTGTTACAACTCCTTCTTTAAGTGCGTCAATTATTACTTTTGTATTCATACCATTGCCTCTGCCTCTTTACAAATTTGCCACCAGTCTTCCATTTCAGGAAATGTGCTTAAAAAATCTGTGCTTCTTCTTTCGTCATGTTGCGTAAAAAATTTATAAAAATTTGCTCTTGCTTTGATAACTTCTTCTTTTTCCATTTTAGAACCTGCTTTCATCCATTCTAAATTACGTCTAACTTTGTCTATCTCAAAGTCTTTAAATCCTCTATAGTCTATATTTACTTCATCTGCTTGATTCATTTCCATAAATGCTATTGCTTCTTCTAAATAACTTTGATAGTACTCAGGTAATATTTGTATACATTGCCATAAAGGTGCTCTTAGTAAAGGAATATCAAACCATATTCTTTGTTTGGGTCTTATTTCATAATCATCATGTTTATGATCACCATTATCTGGTATAGGTATATATTTTATACCTTGTCTGTCTTTAGCATACTCATCTCGCAAGTCTAATATCCATTGTAAATAGTCACGTAAACTTGTAAGACTTAACACATTGAACGTATTAATAAATGTTATAGTACTATTATCTGTTTCTGATAATATACGTTTTACATTTTTTTGTAGCACTGAAAAATCCATACCTGTACGCATATACTCTGCTTGTACACCGTAACCATCTACACTTACAAACGTGGCAAAGTTCTTACATGCTGGTGCTACATACCAGTTATTTCCAGAGTTTGGATTAAACTTTTCTGGATCTTCCCAAATTTGTATCTCTTCTAATCTTTGTAGTTTCTCTATAAACATATCCATTAAGATAGGTTTAGGTGGTACCATGTTCGATGTTAATGACATCTCCAACCAGGCATTTGGATTTTCATACACATAGTCTAGAACCTTAAATGTATTACTATCCATTAATGGCTCGCCCCCAGTCATACGAAATACTTCTAATGTTTTGTATAATTCAGGCCACCATTTCCAAAATGCTGTAACGTATGGATTTTCCCCTTGTGCTAATTTTTGTGGTAGTAATCTCTGATTACTTAAACTTTCTAAATTGTTATGCTCACCATCTATTATCTTGTATGCACCAAATTCTTTAATCTCTTTTTCCCAACTATTACTTAAATGAGGAGAACAATATGAGCATTTAAAATTACAGGCTTGGTTAAAGTTTACTTCTACATAACGTGGATTTATATTTCCGTCTGCACCTGCTTCTGATATTTCTTCTCTGGCGTTTTGTGCCCAGTATTCACCACTACGATAAACTCTATCACTTCTACCGCCTACATCTTCTATACGCCAACAGTAACTACAACCTTCAGGTCGTTCACCTGCTAACATTTGTCTACGTTGTTCTTTCTTTTCTGCTGTATTATGTAATGCTGAAGGATTATTCTCTAGTTCTTCTACATCTATATCATGTGTAGGAGGATGATAGCAACTATGTGTTTTGCCATTTGTTAAATGCATAGACACCTGTGTCCATTTTGCGTAACACATTGTATCGCTTATGGCATCTAATTGTTCTTTGGCCTTATCTGCGGCTTGATCATATATGCTCATTAAAATTTAATTTTGAAAGTTAAAGATTTTGTATCTCTGTCTTTTAATCCTTCTTGTATTTTCCTCCATGATAATCCAATAAACATATTTTCTGTTAGTTGATAATCTATTTCAAATTCATTTCTTTTATAGGGCTCATCGCCAGACTCATATAAAAACTTATTAGATGCATTTATCTTTTCTGCAAGTTTAAAAGATGCCCATAAACTATTTCTATATATTTCTTCTGTAATATCACTTTCTAAATATGCAACAGAAAATTCGTTACTAATTTTTATTCTATCTGATTTATAAATTTTATAACCTATACCACCACCAATTACTGATCTTGTTTTGTAGTCTTCCCTAAATTTATCTGTATCGAACTGCACTATTCCTATAACATATATTTTATCACTATACTGATAATTTTGTTTTAAATTTAAATATGTTAAATTTGTTTTCTCTTCTCCTTGAGATTCTTCTGTTACATGATCGAATTCTACAATTGATTGCCATGGGCCAACTTCATTTGCCCAATCAAGACTTAAATCAATTTCTATATCGCCGTCATCTTCCTCTATACCCAAACCAACATCAAGTGCTGATACTTTAAAACTTAATAATAGTAATAATATTGCTGTAGCGAATCCTAATACATATCTTTTAATCATTTAATTAATCCTTTTTCTAATAAATCTTGTATTTGTTTTTCTCTTATCATAACACCCCATCGTCTAGGATTGACAAAAGTTTTTTTAAAAAATTTACACATTTGTTCGTTTGGATCAAATAGCATCATCTCATTTATGTTTTCATTTAGTTTTACTCCTAAATCTTGTATAGCAATATATAACATTTCTGAGTTGTAAGAGACTTTGGTATTGTTACAAATAGTATCACCAGGGAAACGAGGAATTATGTCATTCTTAAAAAAATCTTTAAACCAATCGTAGTCTGAAATAAGATTAGTGTCCCAATCACTTAATACCGTCATATCACATCCTAGTCTTGCACCATATATTGCCCATAGTCCGTTCTCAACATCACTGCCAATGTTACACCAAGTTTGCAATCTATTATAGTTGCCATACCAAATTTTTTGTATAAATTCATCTGGTCTAACTCTTAAACCTTGATCTAGGCTCATCTTTACTCCTTCCCTAAAACCTGCTCTAAATGCCTGGAAGGGAGAAGCAGTCTGATGTACTTCTGAGAATGTATCGTTTAGTTGTATGTAGTTAAGTTTCCAGCAAAATTCCATGCCTTCATCATCATCTGCATCTTCGTGTGTTTTCATATCTAATGCATATTGCTTAGGCCAACATTTAAGTCCGCCATTACCATATACTAAACCGTTTAATATATTTTTAGCATTCCAACTGAATATACTTTGGCTGATGTCATTACCGTCATGGTCAGTATCAGGTACATCCAATACCTGCTCAAAGAAATCAGGCATAACTATATTATCACCATCTACTGTGATAAAACGGTCTGTTTCAGATTGTTCTGCACATGCCTTATGAGCGGCGTCAAAGCCTGTAACTCCATGAACACGTTTTGCCCACGGTACTTTGTTTAATAAATCAGCCCAATGCTCTTCTGCATTAGGTTCATCGTAAGAAATATAGAATATATCTAGTTCTGTAACATCAATTTTTGCCATATGTGTCGTCCTGTGTATTTTTTAAGTACGCACATATTTATCAAATAATTTATAGGTATACACATCACAGTGAGTAACATCCAAAGGTGTTTTAACCTCTACTGCTTCTTCTTTTATTAAATCTTTTAAGAAAACATTTATACCATGTATCATATAATGAGGATCATTTTCTGCTGTAAAATAGAATTTTAAGACTTTAGAACCTTTTATGGAAACGTTTTCTTTGCCTTTAAAAATATTTTTAGCCTTTTTAGACATCTCAATTCTTACATAGTATTCTTTTATAGTGATAATTATTTCTGAATCTCTTTTGTTTCCAGTTTCTATTTTTTGCAAAAACTCTTCTTCACTTTTAACAAATAAATTTTCTGTTGGTCTTAGTTGAATAGAAAAAACATTATCTTCTATAGGGTCTTTTTCTATTTTATATAGGTTCCAATTTTTCCCCTCTAAGATATTTACTTGTTCTCTCTTCATTGTAATTTTTAATTCTTTTTTGTTTTTTCTTCTTTTACCATGGCCTATTTGTAAAATATCTCCGTTATCATTAAAATATACATCTACATCTTTTTCTATATTATTCCTTATAAGGGCATTTACATCTTCATGTTTTTCTTTTTCCTTCAAAAATAATTTACGTCTTTTTTCTGCTAATGATGTTGTCATAAATTCTCCTATGCTAGTAATTCTTTTTCCATTTGTTTAATTTTATTTTTATCCATCCAATTTTTTTCTACATAATGAAAAGGATATTGTTGCTGGAAGTTACCTATTTTAAAATTTTTATATGAGTTATAATAAGTAGGGAGTGTTTCAGTCCATAATTCGCTTATTCTTGTATCAGGTATATTTTGCACATGACTTTTCATATGTATAAATGTTGGTACTTCGTCTATATTTTCTCTTGTACATTCTGCCTCTATACCTAATATTTGCATCGCTAGAGCGAATGCAACATCACCGCTCAACCAATCTGGTTTTCCTTTAGGCATATATTTGTAAAACATACGTTGCCAGTGTTGAAAAATTATTTCTATCATAGCAAATAACTCACTTGCTAGATCTGATTTTTTAAAGTAAAAAAATGCTGTATATACATTAGGTAGGTTATTTGCTACAAAATATTTTCTATAAAAATTACTTGTTACAACCTCTCCTCTATAAGTTCTTACTTTTGTAGTTGCCCAAACGTCCTGTTGTGACATAATATCCCACCAATAACTTACATCTGTGGGGAATATCATATCTGTGTCTAGTATTACAGTTTCATCGTACGGAGTCATATAGTAATACTTCCATTTATTATTAATTTTCCAATCTGCATCTGCGGCATCATCTTGCCAAGGAATATCTACGATATTATCAAAGACTTTTTTGTGTTTTGCCGTTAAAAGTTTCTTAGTATCAGTGTCTACACATACTGTTAGATTGCTTACAACCGTCTGTGTTAGTTTTAAATTGAGTGCGAGTGCATACGCCTGCTCTAAATAATCAGTCGTTTCGTTATTCTGTGCGATTACTATATAACCTCTACTCATCGTACTATTTCTATATCACTCTCTGTTTCTATTACTACTCTTGCACCACAGGCAAGTATTTTTTCACCGTCTACGCCGTAAATTACTTTGCTGGGACCTTTGACTTCTACTTCGTGGCAGTATGTGTTATTACGTCCTTCTTTAATTGTAATCACAGGCTCGTTAGTGCCGTGTTTTAAATTACTTCTAATCTTGTGTTGATTAACGTGTATATATTTCTTAGTCATCTTCTTTCCTAAAATGTCTTTCTATAGCAAGTTTACAACTATAAAATGCTAGATAAAAACTTGCTATGAATGTAGCAATTATCAATGTGAATACCCAATTAATAGGATCAGTCAAATTCATAAATAAACTTATGTATGCATCAGCATCACTTTGATTACGGCTTTCGCCAAATTCTTCTTCGTAGTACTTGTCTATACCTTCGTCAACTATTTCTTGTAACTCGTCACGTTCTTCCTGCATTTCTATAGCAAGAGTCATCAATTCTTCCCAATCTTCTCCGCCTACTTCACCTGTGTATTCATATACAACTTCACAATATTCTGTCTGATACCGTTCTTTAATTTCCTCCATTGAAAGTCTGTACTGGATTGCACTCGCAGTAAAGCCTATAAACAATGTGTACAGTACACCGGCTAATATATAATATCTATTTTTCATTTATAAATTTCCATTGTTCTCTAAACAGACAATGCCTTTCGAGACCATCGCCTGTTTTATAAACAAACTGCATACCAAGTATTTCTATTACTTCACCTTGAAATGCTCCGTTCAAACGACAAAAATGTTCTATTTTGTCTCCTATTTCTGGTTGTCTTTTTTTACCCATTTATTTCTTTCATTCTTTCTGTTGCTGATTCTATTGCTGATATTTTTTCTTCATCAGTATATACTGACCAGTTTGCTATATCATCTACTGATCTCCCACATCCTTGACAAACTGTATGTGTAGAAAAATCTAAATTACAAATGCCCACACAAGGAGATTTTATTTTAGTCACTGACATAACTTAACAATTCCTTACTTGCTCTATTTATAGCCCATTTATTCATTATATGCAAATCCAGACCTTTCCATCTGGTCAACATAAAATCTCCCGGGCTCTTTGGCTTTTCTAAAAGCATAATTATAGTCTCATCATCTACTGCTTTGTGAATATTATCAGTATCAAAACTTTTATATAATGTAGTTGGTAGTTGTGGTATACCTTTATCCACAAAGCCAGACATCATATGAGCGGCAATACTAAAACTGAAGTCATTTCTATATAGATTACCGGGCCATTTATAAATATCTCTATAATATTGCTGATTATTTCTAACATGTTTTACACACTCAAATAAATCCTTAACATAATCTGTTTTTCTAAAATAAACCACTGTGGCCCAATACATGGTTATACCCATATCGTATAGTCTATTTAATGTAGGATCTTTTCTTTCATACATTATGTCCTGAAATTTCCAATTCATCATAACCTCATTATTGTGTCCCCAACATTGATTAAGAACATCGCTTAATATAAGATAGTCTACATCAATAAGAATTGTTTCGTCATATGGTGATATATCATATGCGTCACATCTATTTACATTATAAAAAGGTAAGGATTTAGCAGTATGACTTGTATCTTTATACAGTCTAATATTTTTTGCTTTAAATTTTTTATCTTTTTCTACAACAACTAAATTATTAATTGCTTTTTTAATAAGTTTTTTGCCTAATGTTTTTTCGGCATGTTTTAAACTGTGAGGATCAGTAACAACTGTGATGTTTTTTATTTTAAGATGCTTTTGTATTAGTAAAGAGTTTATTACAGCCAATTGCATATAGTCTATTTCCTCATTATTATGAGCAAACATTAAAAATCCTTTACTATTCTCCTTTTTCATTTAGACCTAAAACCTTATGAACTTTTCTTGCTTTGCGAAGTTTTTCATATTCAGCATAGTAATCGTTTGTTACTTCAAAATATCTACTATGAATTTCATCATAAAACGTTTTAACATCTATTTTTATGGGATTATTGTAAATATCTAAAAGTATGACATCAGTATATTTGTCATCTAATAGTTGTTTACAAAATGTGATAAGGGGTATATCTATAGTAAATGTTCCGCCATTTATACTATAACTTAACAAACTTTGTGTTTTTGCTTTAAGTTGCGAATGCTGATTATTTAATGTGACTCGATAATTTGCAAACTCAAGAGCTTTATTCAAATGTGTACTCATATCTATATTTACCTACAAAGTTATGCTGGTAAAACAAATAAAGAATTCAATAAATCTTTTTGTACATTATTTAAATTACTTTTAACCCAGTCATGATTAATATCTAAATCATATTTTTCTAATTCTTGTATACTGGATTTTTGCCATCCAGGATTGTCCGGAAAGACACAACAGGGCATAGTATTATAATATGTATTTTCGTATTCACACCACGGTCTTTTATAAACATTTGTTCCGTCTGGTGTTTCAAAAATACCTACATTTTCTATTCTGCCTATTTCTACCATTAAAGAACATTCAGCATTCTGCAACCATAAAGATTTTCGTTGCATTCGATCATATGCCCAGCCGTCTAAAGATATTCCGTGAGAGGGCTCACCTGGATCATCTGTTATGTGAGAAATTCTTTCTCTATATGAATTCATTTCCTCTAAACTTGGCTCCTTTAGTTCACCTACAATATGAGAATAATTTTTAGAAAGCCATTCTTTTTCTGTTTGCCAATCTTCATAAGAAATAAATGATTCCTTACTGTTATAAGTTTTTATCACTCCTTCACGACAGCCTTTAAGAGCCTGATAAGATAAATTGTCATCTATATTTACAGACAATTTTTGTGCAGGGATATCAAATTTCCAATATAGTTCCATATAACTATTTATTTTTTGCTACGCCCTCAAAAAATTTTAAAAATTCTTTGGATTTGTCTATATCTATATCATTCATATAATGTATAAGATTTAACATGTTGCTTTTCATTCTGTGTTCTAACCCGTCTACTATATCGACGAGTTCTGATTTAGGCAAAGAGCATAGTCGTTTTAATTCATTTGTGAGTTTTTCCACTCTTCTAATTGGGTTTATTTCAGTATCATAACTGTGATCTATAAAATCATCAAAAACATCAAAATTTAAATCTCTTAATTTCTTTACATAAAATCTTGTTGCATAGAATAATGGAATATTATGACAAATAAATGCTTTTGCAGTTTTTTCAGTAAAAAAAGGTGCTGTCCAACTGTCCTTATCTAAAGGTAAGATATTACAATCACTTGAACTTTCTGAAACAACATTTATAAAAGAATTTAATTGTTCATTAGTTATAGACTGGTTACATATTTCATCATTTATACTTTGATTTGTGTATATCGTACTATCTTCTAATTGCATGGGGAATAAGTCTACATATTTTTCTTCTACTAAATCTTTATAATATTTAAATTTTGCATCATGATACCCACAACTTATAACACCTTTTTCATGCAAATCCTGTTTGCAAATTTCATTTATTAATAAAACTCTATTTACTCTTGGTTGCCTATTATAACAAGTGAATAAAACATTTCTTTCGCTACCGGATTTGAAGTTATCTTTTGTATAATAGTAATATCTATCATGTCTTAATTTATTTTCCTGTAATTTTTTGTTAATGCCCTCCCAGTCTGTATTAGATAGATCTAAATTTTCTATAACATCTGGATTTATATTAGTATTGATTATTAGTCCTAGGACTGTTGTTGGTATTACGGGCATGGATACATTTCTTCCAGCAAAAGGAAAATTTATCTGATTACCATCATTCAATCTAGGATCATGTATAGCAATGTGATTAATTTTATTATCTATACAATAAAAATAAAATACTTTTATTATTTCAAAGTCTATTACTTCTGAAGGATTAAATAATATTATACCGTCTAGATTATCATGTTTTTTTATTAATTTAAAAGTTTGTAATGCTTTATCTAATAAAGGATCTTCCAAGTAAAGAATTAATACTTTTTTATTTTTAAATTCAATTATTCCTTCATTATAATTATTACGCACAAGGTCGTCCAAAACTCCCTGTAAGTGTTCTATATAGAACTCTGTAATTTTGTAATTTAACATGCTAATATTTAGTCACAAAAAAAGGGCAATAGCCCTTTTCTTGTATATTGTTAATTTTATGAACCGCTTATAGCACCCATACTGTCTGTTGGAGCAGAAAAACTAAATCCTGAACCGTTAGCATCTGGTACCTGTGCTCTAGCATTAAGTGTTAGTGTTCCGTCAATGCTGTCTGTGTATCCTGAAGCATCGTCACCTGTACTTGGTACACCGTCAGGACCCACAGCACCATCTGCCGCCGCGGCCGCCGCCGCTGTATATGGATCACTATATGTTGCTTTAAGTGTTACAACTGTTGGGTTAGTTGTTGAATTAACTTTACCGTCCATTCTAAAGAAGTTACTTGCATAAGCACCTGAACCGTATTTTGTCCATAGTGTTTGATATGATGTAGTTAACTCGTAAAATCCTTTACCTGCATTAGTACCTGAAGCACCACCTGCCGTATTATGTGTAATATACACAAAACCCATCGCACTTAATAAGTTTGTCCAGTCAGTATTTTGAGTTGTTGAACTACCGCCTGATCTACTTGAACTGAAACCAATTCTTCCACCACCGTTAAAATAACCTCTAGCAGTTTGTTCATTAGCAAATGTATATGTTGTTTCTTGTGTTAATGTTGAACTCCATGCACTTGTTCTAGTTACTGTGCCTATTGTTGATAGAGTTCTACTTGCTGGTGAAAATCTGTTATCCCAACAATCTTTGATGTTTAACATTAAATTAGACCATGTAGATGCTGTAATAGTTGTACTACTTGTTACATCACTACCAACACCACTTCTAACAGTTTGGCCTAAGAATGCACATAATGCCTGTACATCGTCTTGTAATCTTTTAAAACCGCCTGTGGCGTTATCGGCGTATACCAATCCACCTGCACTAGCGGCATTTACACCTACACCACCCTGGGTGTAACCGTATGTTGATGATGCTGTATATGTGCCTAATGTTACATCCTGAGCATTGCCTAGCATGTTATTTACATTGGTTCTAGCATTATTGAAATCTGCGTCGTCTATAACGTCACCTGATACAACTTGCGTCATATTAGTTCCGCCTGTTAGTGAAACTGTTGATCCTGATGCCATCTAAATCTCCTAAATATATAGTGTATTTATCTATTTAATACCTATGACTGCTTCGATAATTCCCAAGCCGCCGTCTTCTTTATCTTGTAATGCTCTACCAATAATTGATCTTGGGTCATACTCGTCTGATCCTAGTCCCCAAGCATATCCTGGTTCGTCACTTGCTACTAATCTTTCGCCTTTCTTAATTTTACCTACAACTTTAACTGGTACTCTACCCTGTAATGCTACTGGTAATCCACTTGCATCACTGTTCATTAAATATGCAGGATCTGTACTGATAACACCAAATACTTCTAAATCTGCATGACTTGATGTTTGTGTAATTTCTTTTTCTCCGCCTATTTTAACAACTGTACCAGGCTCGTAGTCTGCATCTGCCTCATATATCTCAGCCAAGTCAGCATATTTGGCCGACGATGCTACACCGTTAAAGTTTGCGGCGTCAACATTACCTGAGAATGTTGCAGTTGCACCTGATGTAATACTTCCAGAAGAAATACTTAATGTTCCGTCCGTTACAGTACCACCTCTTACTGTTCCTGTTGTTTCTATTGTTCCAGCACCTGCATCTAATCCTTCAGAATTAATTCCGCCTGAACCTGTCCTTACAACAACTTTACTTGCTGTTGCTGGTACTGTTCCGTCAACACTTACTGAATCTGCGGCTACTGTGATGTACGAACCAGCGCCTACATTAAATGTTCTATCACTTGCAAGAGTACCGCCACCTGTTAAACCTGCACCGGCAATCATTTGTGTTGTTGTCAATGGTACTGGTCCAAAACTTACTGTGCCTGAACCATTTGTTATTAAAGCATAGTCTGTTGTTCCGTCTGATGAAGGTAATGTATATGCTGAACCTCCGCTACCAACAGTAAAAGAAGAACTAACTACAGCATTCGCAGTATAAAAATTCTCTACTGGAGTGCCACTTGCACCTATATTTTGCACACCTGACCCAAATGTTATATCTCCGCTAACATCTAAATCTTGTGACCATATTTTATTTACTCTGCTACTGCTGTTACCAATACTTATAGTACCATTTGCTTCTATGGCCGCTGTTCCGCCTTCACCTATTCTTATTAAATTTGTGTATAATCCTGCAAAATGTTTTTGATCGTTACCTAATTGAATGCTGTTTGTTGTATTAGGTATAAAGTCAACTCTGTTGTATGCTACCCAACTTGCATCAATATTACCTGCATCTGTACCAGGTGTTCCCAGATTTAATTTATATGAAGCATCTGATCTGTATGCTCTTTCTGAAAGTGCAACAGCCGTATCTGCATACTCACTTCTTAAATTAAGACCTGGTTTAATAGTAGTACCTATACCACTTGAATTTACTAACTCATTGTAATAATTTATTTGTGACCCTTCTGAAATACTGTTATCGTTTTTAGCAGTAAACTCCGGATGATCACTGAATATTGCCATTATAGTTTCTTTACCATCTGGCGTTACAGTTGTACCAGCATTTAAAGAACCATCGTTAACCATTGTTAATGCTAAGACTGGTTTCGCTTTACCTGTACTATCTGTTAGATAGATGTTTCTTAATTTTGTACCGTAATTATTTGGATTTCCTACTGTGGAATCGTTTTTATATGCATCTGATATTTCACCTGCATAACCTGATAAAGCAAAATTTGAACCATCGTAAATATATAATTTTTTGTTATCTGTTCTATACCAGGCGTCACCTGCTACAGAATTTGTAGGTTCAGATGTACCAATTACAATATTTGTTGCTCTTTTCCAGTTAGTTCCAGTCCAAACTTTTAGAATTTTTTCACCCTTGTCGTACCAAATTTGTCCTTCTAATTTTATACCGGATGGTTGAACTGTACTTGCAAAATTTTCTAATTGTCGTACTGTATTCTCTACAAAGTACTGACCGTATCCTGATACATTTCTACCTATTAATTTTAAGGCATAGGTTGTATCGACAGTTGTGTCCTGAACTGTTATTGTAACACTACTATCTGAATTTGTAATTGTATATGCCATCGTTTACCCCATTAGCTCAGTTGTACTCTTACTGTATATACAACTTCGATTTTTCTATTTTGACTCTTTTGCACTGGATGAAAGATTACATGTGTAAGCATGGTACTAGTATCTATATCAGAACCATCTGTTGGAAATGTAAATAGACCAAGTTCGTCAAACACATAGTCACCTTCATTATTTGCTGAAGAATCAAAATTTTCTGCATCACTGGGTTCATTATAACCAAGTGTACAACTTATCTTTATATCAGTATAACTTGCACCACTAATAGTTTCTATGAATGTATCCGAAGTCGCAGGATTTAATCTTTTAGAGTATGTTCTACTATATAATGAAGCAGAATTCTCATACGATTCACTTACCTTAGGTGACTTATAAATTACTTTACCAGAGGTATCAACACTAGTAGCACCATTACCAAATGCAATTCTATCTATAAATGCATTTTCTGTATTAAACCCATTTAATGCCTGTGCTACAATAAATGCCATATTTCCATAATGGATAGCATTTCTCTTGTTTATTAATTCTTCGCCTGTGTCTTTGTCTCTGATTAAGATGTGACCACTTACGTTGATACCGGCATTATCTATAGTATGGCTTGTATCTACGTTTTGTTCGTTATTTTCTTTCATCTTGTGTTCCATGTAACTATTTATCATATTTCAAAAAACATATTATTAATTATTGTGAAGGAAGTTCATGATGCTTGATATATTTCCTATGTCTGAATTTGCCTTATCAGATAAACTTATTGCACCACTGTCTAACCATATTCCTTTTTCTGGTTCTTGTACTAAATTTGTAAATGTTTGATCTTCGCTACCATCATATACGTTTCTTGTAATACTTGCACCAGACTCATCTGTTATGATCCAACTTTGTGGTGTAGTTCCTCTTGTTCCTCTCGTCAATTCAGTTATTATATTATTAACAGTATCTCTAGATTTGTATTCAATTCTTTCTGATTCAATCCAAATAACACCTGGTGTATTTTCTCTAGGTTTTGGTAATATCGAAGCATCAACAACACTTATAACATCATCTTTTACATCAACATTTGCTGATAAAGTAGTAGCATTTGATAAATTAACTCTAATAAATTCTGCGCCACCAAACATGTCTTTGTGTGTTCTATATATTACTGTACTTGCATTTGCAGTAATTAGATTACCAGTTGCATCACCGTTTTCATACCCACTTGTTGTAACTGTAATTATAAAATTCTCTAGTGGGTCTATTGAAATCAATTCTTCCGGTCTTTCTTCACCATATAACATTTTATTAAATGTCACGCCGTCAAAACCTTGATATGTAGCATCAAATCTTCTGAAATCTACTTCACTATCATCGAAAGTTCCTGAGTAATTTACAACATCAGCATTTATATCTAAACTATCAGAATCATATGTTAATGTATCATATGCAAAAGTTGTCTGCAAATCTGAGGTGCCATCGGAGCCAGGAACTACCTTTGTAAATACATTTGCATCTAATATTTCACCTTTAAAATTGCCTCCAACTTTAAGTTTAAGATCTGATAATGTACTATCAAGATATCCTGTTTCTATAGCATTAAATATATTATTTTGTAAATTTATATTTGCAATATTACTTGCGTCATCACTAGAATAACTTAACTCTGTTGTTAAATAATTTTGCATTCCTGTACTAAATGATGATTGTATACCACTATCATATTTAAATAATCTATCAACTGCCCTTACATTTGTGTTGGCTGAAACTATTGTATTTGAACTTGAACTCAACCATGCTAAGTTTTTGGCAATGCTTAAATTGGCGGATTCTACTGAGGGTTGCCACTCAAATTGTGTGGGTTTCCAGTTTGTTCTATCAAATACAATAGTCGTATTGCCTTGTCTAATCGGGCTACTGCCTTTATTAGAAATTGAATTGTATTTTGTATATTGTGTATCTGTACTTAAAATTGTTACATCGTCTGCATTATTTTCATCTAAAATTCTTACAGTTCCATTTACAAAATCTACATAAGGCGGTTTATCAAAATCACTTATCATTTGATCTTTAATATATTCTATTGGTGTAGACTTGCCGTCTTTATATTCTCTGATTTTTGCTGTAAACGGTTTTACCTCATTCATATATTCTATAACTTTTTCAAAGTTATCAGGTTTAAATCCTTTAAATTCTTTAAGGTCTTCTTCTTCTTTTTCGACATATACATAACTTGTTTTAAATGCCCAATCAAGTTGTGGTTGTTCTACCATTGCATAGTTTAACATTGTAAAGAATAAATTATTCCAAATAACTTTTTCTTTTAAAACATTGTCTTTTAATAATTGCAATAATAAACGTAACTCATTTGCTAATTGGTCGTTTATATCATCGGTATATGCAGAAGAATCTATTTGTATTGTTTCTGCTTTTATTGATATTAATCCAAATGTCTTACTAATGCCATCGTAAATGTATAATTTTGCTCTTTCAGAAGCACTACCTTGTACTTGAACAACTGTACCGTCATCTATATTATTTAATGTAAAGAGTTCTGCTGTACTATTAACTTTGTAAATTGGTTTAAATGTTTCATCGAAATAAATAGGTTGTTTAGAAACATTATCTCGTCCTTTAGTTTCAAACCAATCAACAGTTTTAATATATTTTCTTTCTACAGGTAATGTTGAATCCCAATTCGAATATTCTGTATTTAATTTCAATCCAGCAAATAGATTGTTTAAATATTTTACAAGTTCTCTTCTGCTTTCCTTAGCATTTTTAAACATTGTTTGTCTTGGTCTAAAGTTTATACCATATTTTTGTACTTTACTTAATAATGGGTCCGGTACAATATTTCCTGCAGAATCTTTTTCACAAATACTATCTATTAATTTTCTACTGTGATCTTCTGGTATAATACTATTATTGTCGCCTTCTCTAGTTAATGCCCATGAGGCATGTTTTTTACCATCGTTATTTAAACTTCTACTGAAATTAATCTGTAAATGATCTCCTTCATCATCTATTATTTGTGACAAGTTACTTGCAACAAATGAATTATCACTTATAAAACTAATTAAATTTAAACCGTAATTTATTGGGTCTGAAATATATGTTGCTAGAGTGTATGTATCGTAATTTCTTCCTAATCTATTTGCAACTTCATCACTTAAAACTTTTAAATTTCTTACCCAGTAGTAATATACAGGTTGTAGAATATTTGTTACAGGGTTTCTTTCTTTTCTTTCTATATAACCGTCTGTAGATTTAGGTGTTCCTTCTCCAGCAAAGCCTGTTGGTGGTACATCACTCTTAACCCATTCATATAATGATATAACACTACCAGGAAACGTGCTACCCCAATTTAGCCACCTTTGTCTATTAGTACCTTGTTCGTACCAATTATATCTTAGTGTACTTGTATCCCACCAGACCTTACCAACATAATTGTCATCAAATTTACTTCTGGAAGATGTATAAACTACAGGATCATTTTCACTTATAAAATCAATTTCTTTATCTATAAAGCCCGGTAATACACCTTTAAATGGGTCCCACAGATCTAAGTCATATTTTTTATTTCCTGTTTCTGAATCATATAATAATGAGTTGTTTATAAATTTAGGATCAACCATATCTTCTTGTTGTAGAATTATATCGCCGTTTTCTAAATATGCCCAACCATTTCCTTGATAGTCGTCTATCCATACATTACCAAATGTGTTTATATTGTTAGAAATGTTTATATTATTTGCAGAAACTAATGCAGTTTCTGTATCGTATCTTTGACTTTCTAAATATAATACTTCAGTTTCCTGACTTATTTCGGAACCTAATAAATTTACAGGTTTACCTGTTACTGTTCTTAATTCATATTGATATAAGTCTTTTGCAAATGTAACTTTACCGTCTCCAAAAATACTATTTCTGTCTTGCCCGTTTGAACCGTCACCATTTATATTAGATGAAGCACCCGGTATATTAACATTATTGTCATCTGTAAGACCAGGTGTCTGTGAGCCTGGGCCTGTACCTATAGTGTCAACACAAAGTAGTTTTAACACTTCTACAGGTCCTTCTTTACTGATTCCTAAACCTAAGTTATCTGCAAATTCTGTTAATTTATCAATTACAACCGGATTGTCGTCTGCTTCAGATGTTTCTACAACTGCTTGTATACAAAGTGATGCAACATTATAATCTCCAGGCGGTATACCTAATTTTGTTAATAATCCTGGTGTCAACTCATCTATATTAATGCCTTCGAAACCAGGTGCATTTATTTTCAGTCTGCCTATATAATCATTTATATCATCAACGTCAACGTTTAAATCATCTGGATCGTAACCGTAATCGCCTATTGCTCCTTGTATAGCACTTGCTAAGTCGTCTAAAGGATTAAGATCGTTTATTAAGTCTGGTAAGCCTAGAGCATCTTTCATTCCACCTTTCTGACTACAGTCTGGAATTTCTCTTGAAGTTAAGAATACTTTGGCACCTCTACCACCTCCGGTCAATCCTAATATAGGATCGTATGCTCCAGGTGATTCCAGAGCTATTAATGTTTGAGGATCAAATTCACCTAAACCTGAACCTTGTGTAAAGTTTCCGTCATCGTCAGTACCGGTTTCATCACCTAAATTAACGTGATCGTATTCTATAGGTAAACCATTTGTTAAGTCACTTGGGAAGACTTTGTATATACCTCTGTCTATTATTCTTAGAGATGTTATACCTCCTAAGTAGTCTGTACTTGTTACTTCAAATTTAGCAACACGAGGTATTCTTCCGTTTTCTGCCACTACTGCTTCTAATTTAGCAGGAACAGGCGCAGTCCAAGAGTTTCTTTCTCTTAAATTATTTGTATCAAATGTATTACCGGTTGTAAAATTACCGTATGCTTGATAATATTTTATGTCTACAGTTCCTACACTAAAGAGATCAAAAGTTAAATCACTTCCTGTGCCGCCTATATCGCCGGCATCAATAGTAAACGTACCACCTGCAATTTGAGGGAAATCTATTCCAGGTGCTAAAATATCTACTGTTGCGGCGCCTGTTTCATCTATAGTAATCCTAAACTCTGCTTTTCTACCACCTTGTAAACTGTAATTGTAAGTATCAACATCGTATGTTCCTGGTGTTCTGTCGGCATCTGCTGAGCTAATATTTGTAATAAACTCTACACCCTTTACGTTGTATTGAATTAAATCATTAGTTGATACTGAAATATTACTTGCCCATACTATAGGTGATTGTGCAGAACCTGTATCAATTATATTTACTACTGGGGGTCTATTTGCATCGTATTCACTTCCTGGATTATCTATAAGTACATTTTTAATACCATTATTTTTATCAAATACAACACCCTTAACTGTGGCATTTCTACCTGGGGTTGTACCATCTCCAATTGTAATTACAATATTTTCTGGTGCACTATAACCGGCACCTGCAAATGGAATACAGATTTCTTTGATTCCTGCAAACGGATCTGTAATAGGTGTACCACCTATTAATCTAAGTCTGTCACCAACACTATATCCGTCACCACCTGTGGTTACTGATTTACTTGATAATACATAACCTTGTCCTGTTGCACCTGATGTTGTTGATGTGGATGTTCCAATAACACCACCATCAGTATCTAAGTGTGTGTAATTATTTACAGGATTAGTATTACCAGATATTGTACCAGGTGCTAGTACTGATGTATTACTTACTTCAGAATTAACAAATGATTTAACAATATGGAAGTCAAGTACTTCTTTGTATACACCACCTGAGCAACCTTCTTTTACTGTAAGTGGAGCATTGGTACAACTACTGATCCTTATTTTATCTTTGCCTATAGGTTTTGCTTCAAATCCTGTTACGGCTACACAATTTATAGATTTTAAAATATCTGCTTGACTGTTTCCTTTTGGAGCAATTCTAGTTCCATTAATAAAGAAATCATCTTCTGGATTCAAATTAATACCATTTAAATCAATTGTATATCCTGGTGTAGGTCTAAAAATTGGCACCGGAACTTCGGGCCCTGCAGGATTATTGTCACCGTCTGTAGGTGTAATAGTAATAATCATATTTTCGTTGTACTCATCAGGTTGTACAGGACCTTCAGAAATTTCTTCTGGTGGTATTACGTCAACTGGGTCTTCTGACGGTGGACCAAATGGATTAGAACCATCATATGGATTATCATAATTAAATGTTTCACCAAGATTTAATCCTAATAGTTGTCCGTCTTCACCTGCTGTAATTGTTGTTCCTGTAGAAACATCTACGAATGTGCCATCAGATAATTTAATACTTGAACTAATTTTTCTAGGATCAAAGTTATAGAAAATACCGCCTCTTTCAAATGATCTTTGATTTGCATCTAAAATGTTATAGAATGGTAATTCTTTTGAGTCTAAGGATCTTAATGGTGCACTATCTAAAGGAATATTAGATGTCAATCTTTTTGCTAATGGTAATATGAAACCACCGCTGATTTTTTGTACATTATTATTTACATACCTACCACTAGCAAGTGAAACTGGAACACCATAGTCTGGTGCATACGTGAGTTTTACAGATTTTCTAAATATACTTGGTATAAAACTAAATCCTGCCATAGACGGCCTGTTAAAGCCTGCAAAGTTATGATGATACTTATATGCAGTCTGATCGTATCTGGTGTGTCCGCCGCCACCGCCTCTTCTTCTATTACCGCCTGATTGTTTCTTGGTTGTTGGGTTGCCCACAGGAGTAATAATCGATGTCTTAGCACCTGCAGAAGGTGTTGCAACAACACTTGAATTAGCATCTTCAGGTATTGGTGTTTCCTCCCCACAGCCTACAACTGGATTAGGATCTACTCCTGGATTTTCTATATCTGGAATTACATTTGGTAGTTGTAATGCATGATGATAAGTGCTTTTTCCGTATACTTCTATCCTCAAGAATTTTCCGTCTTCTTCATTTATATTAAAGTCTAAAGCACCTGAACCTCTTACTCCGTATCTTTTATTTGTGATTTTACTTTCAGGTTTAAAACCGCCTGTAAATGGAGTCTTAGCAAAATTTTTGGTACCACTTGTCCCCCATAATTCCCCATGCATAAGTAGATCTTTTTCTTCACTTGTTAATTTTCTTAATTGATCTAAATTAGATTGCCCGATTAACTTACTACAACTTTCTTTGTCTTTACCTTGGAAAATATTTATGGCATCTGCTATGCCCCAGTGTTCAAATAACAATGTGCCTAGTCCGCCATTTGAAACTGAATAAAAATGATTTCTTTTTTCTTCTTGAGACCACCAGGGGAATCCTATACTAGTACCCTTATAATGATAAGCAAATATTTTTCTATCTGTATCTGTTCCAGTAGATGGGGCATTTGCTGTTCCAGAGTCTTCTTCAGAATTGTCTGTTTGAGGAAGACTACAAGTATTAAATGAGGCTTCTTGAGCGGATAAATGGAATTCTAATGCATGCCAGTGATTACTACCTCCCTTAACAGTTCCAGTTATTGTGATATTGTCGCCTTCTTCTAAATCAAGTCTAATTATATTTCGTGATACACTACCTGCTCTTTCAGTCTTACCAATATAATAACCTGGTAAAGTGCTAAAATCAGGTGAACCTCCTGAAACACTTATTCTTGTTGTATCGTAACTTCCTTTACCTATTTGATATACATGTATGTATATTGTGCCTTTTGTCTGACTTGTAAATGACATTGTGATACTTTCTGTAGAACCGTTATCACTCCATGTTTTTGCACCAGCAATACCAAGTTTCTGGAAACCAATACTACCATGACTACCACCTGCAGAATTAGTTGGGGTATAAAATCCACTGTATTGTGACTGCCATTTTCTTTCGTCTTTACCTGTTCCGTTCACTGACCAGTTTGTAAGATTAACACCAGTATAGCATGTTACTGGATTTTTAATATCTTCTTTTCTTGTTCCTCTGTATCTTGTTGTTGAACACTCAGGACCACATTTTTTCTTTGGTGCTGTATCTAATACACTTGCTGTCAAAACAACTGATTCCCTGTTACCTAATCTAGGATTTTTATCTACACCTTTTAGTCTTGAAGCACCTTTACTTGTTATTCTCACAACAGGAACTTCTGTAATTGTATCCTTAGGCTCTCCATAATCAATTGGTGCTACATAAGGATCAATAGTTTTGTTGATAGGACTCTGTACTGGTTGATTGTATGGTAAGTTAGAACCTTGCCCGATTGGTTCTATAAAAGTCATCGGATTAGGAACTCCATCTCTATTAGACATTGCTTCTATATACTTAGGCTCTAATTCATTTCCTTTTATTTTATCTTTAGTAAATCCAGTTGGTAAATTTTTTGCTATGGGTAACCCACCTGCTATGGTTAAATTTTCTAATGCCTCTCTATCAAATTTTGTGACATATGGTATACTACCTGCAAAATCTAAAGGTTTAAATCCTAGATTGTTTATACCATTTGTAAGCATTGGGAAACTTAATCCAAATGTATCACTGGTTGTAAACCCACGTTTAATAGCCTGCGTTCTGTTTATACTGTCAGCAATAGCAGGAACACTGGATATGTTGTCTATTTTAATAGATGTATTATTTAACTTAACAACATCGTGATCTAATGTTGTAAGTATTGCATTTGCTAATTCGGTTCTTCCTGGCTCGTATGCAAATATTTCTGTGTTTCTTATTGTATTGTCATTAATAACATTGAATACTCTGTACAACTGGTTATAATATCTATTATCAGCATTGTGTATCATAACACGTTTGCCTTTATACTTTTTATCTAAATTATGATTTTCGGTTGTTTGTATATCTACACCTCTTGTAACAATTTTTCCTGTTGTTGCAATATTTGAATCATAAGGTGCATTAATAATAATAGTTTCTTCTGTTGCATCTTGAACGTTATAGTACCCTCTGATATTTTGTGAGAATACTTTAATTACATCTCCTGCAACTAAATTGTGCATATATGATGTTGTATTTGCAATAATAGGCAATACGGTAAGTTCACATTTATTGAAATATTCAACCATAACTGGTGAAACATTTGCCGTTACATTTGCATCAGTAATTGTAAATGTACTTGTATTTGGATTTACATTACTTATTGTATACTGTTGATTATGAATGTTACTCTTAACATCTATTGAATAACTTATATTTGTTATATTACTGGTTATATTTGCTATATTGGAATCATGAACAACATTTCCAAAATAGGATTGGAACACAGCAGAATCACTGTAAATTTCAAATACGCCTGTTGCATAATTTACATTACTCGCAACAAATACTTCTTCTAAAACGTCTTCAACTTCTATACCATCATAATCACTTGCTGTAAATGTTAAAACAATAGGCGTCACATTAGGCACAATGTTAGCAACATTTGCCGCATTTGTTGTTACCTCTATATAACTATTATAGACTGCTCCGGGTGCCGGTGATAAATTTGCATTACCGTAATCTTTGTGAGCTATATTACTTGCACTATATGTTTGATTGTTGTCAGCAATATCAACTATTCGTACTGTGTCTCCGTTTTTAGGTGCACCCTGATTATAACTGATTGTAACCGTGCTGTTTGCACCTACTGTTGCTGTCCCTTCAATTACTTGTGAAAAAGCAGGTTGAATATTTGTTATCTCATATGTATCAATAGGAGTTACGTTCGCAACATCTGTTTGCAACATTGATACTGCACCAAAATCTCTAATCATTGCAGATTTTTTATCAACTATTTCTTGGTTTGTCCAAATCACTAAATTATCTGTAATACTTGCCTTTTTAAGTACTAATGTATAATCTAAATACCTTGATAAATCGTTTTGTTGCAATTGATTACTGTCTATATAATCAAATAAATTAGATGTAGAATATAGATATGCTGTATCATCTATGGACTCTTGTTCTACAAAAGATATTTGGCTATTGGCTGGCTGTCTTAATTTATAAACGTTCCAGTCTTTGTTCTCACTTGATGCCACATGTATTAAATTGTCTTTACTTGGTTTATATAATCTATCTACATCAAAAAGATCTGCTATATCTGTAACACCATATGCCTGATAATCTACATTATTCCTTAAAACGTAACCTGCATTTGGTAAAGTTCTATAATCAGAATCTGTTACACCTGAATAATTTACTTTATCTGTAGTAGGCCATAATTTATTGTTTCTAGCACCTGTTGGTTTCTTAAGGAATCTTTCGTTATCGTCTATATCTATAGTAATAATTTCGTCGTTTTCTATATCTGGTGTTATAGTATATAATTTTTTCTCACCATATGTAAAGGCAATACCATCATTTGTTTGTACTTTTATTTGTAAAGTTTTTCCTGGTATGTCTCCCTGATAAGCATCAACAAAATCTATAGTTGCACGTTCCACAATATAAACATTTGCGTTTGTATCAAGTTTTCCACCTGGTAAATTTGTAACATCAGGGAAAGTGATTGCTGTAGTATTGGCAACTGTGTATTGTGTTTGATTTGTATCATTAATTAATTTGGTGCCATTTACATAAACATCTACAAAAGGATATTTTCCATCTACTTGTACAATATTTTCAGATGCAAATGCAGAACTACTATTTTCAGAACCTGGATTTAATATATTTTGTACATAATTTCCAGATGTAATTATAGATGATGTTGTGAATTGCCATCTATCACCTGCATCATAGTCGTAATTTGTATCGCTAACCAAAGTGTTATCAACATATACCAATATATCTGATTTAACTGTTGCTCCTGTTCCTGCTGAAGTATTTCCAGCGATATCTATAGCATATCTTTGTTTAGGTTGATATCTATCTGCAGAAATATTAAGATTTGCTAACCCTGAACCGCCTAATGTAAAATCATTACCAGTTATCTGTAATACATAAAAGTTTGTATTGCTGTTTGCATCAAATGATTCCACTGAACTTGCTACAACATTAGCATTTGTTATGCTATTAGAATTAATTGCTGATACAACGTCTATCACTGTGTTTGCTGAACTTAAATCTATGTTTGTTGCTAATCCATTACCAAAATGGTCTGTAATTTCTATATCTGATATGCCTACTACGTTAGCATTACCAAATAATGCAGAACTTTGTGCAATTACAACATTAAATGTAGTAGAAGTATCTGATATATTAATATTTCCTGCTAAGACTTTTGCAACTGCGTTTTGAGATTCGTATCCACTACCTTGATTTGTGATTGTTGCACTTGATATAAGTCCGTCACTATCTAAAGTAACTAATCCAGTTGCCTGTTCTTTGGGTTCTTTAGTTGGAGCAGATATTTCCAAAGAAGGTACTGTAAAATACTTGTGTTTGTTTTCTGTGATTACAATATCTTTAATTATACCGGTAACGTCTTCAGGAAATTCTAATTTAAATAATTGTGGGTCTTGAACTATTTCGTGCTTGTCTATTTTTAATTCTAAACTTTGTTCGTTATCTGTATCACCAAATTCACCTGTTTTTAAGGCCCATTCGCTGTAAACTGTAATATTACCTTGTACAATAGAGCTACTTCTTCCTATTTGTGATAAACTTTGTTCTGTTCCTTTGCTTTGTAGCATACCTTTATAGAATTCAAATTGATCGTCATCTAAAATATCTAAATCTGTTAGGTAAGATCTTTCTTCAAATCCAAAAAGGCTTCTGGATGCCACATAAACGTCTTTGTCTACAGGTATAAACCCTAATGTATGGTAGTCTCCCATTGTGCTTGTAGCATTATCTAAATTAGGTTGTAATTCATCATTGTCTATAATGTATCCTTCACTACTGAAACGACCTGTCCAACCTAATGTTCTTTTACCTTTAATAAAAATCCTATCCTGTCGTTGGTTTAGTAAAGGATTGTAAATGGTATCATTGAAATCTGTTAAATTATCAAGAATAAGAGCATGTTCTATTTGTTTTGTGAATAATACAGCACTATAAATTTGTCTACCCTGTGGTGGAGTAATTTCTATTCTATTATTTTCTCTTAAAATACTACATTCTTCTGGAGATATAGATATTCCGTCTTGATCTAACAAAGTAAACTGGTTTTTATCAGTTTTATTAATTTTTGCGACAAATTCATTACTGTTTTCAAATATCACATTGGATGCCATAGGAGATAATTCTAAAGTATTACCTATTTCCCAGCCGCCTGTTGTCCAAAACAAGAATTGTTCCGCCGCATATGCCCAATCTCTCACATCATTAATAGTTGTATCATATTCTCCAAAAGAATAACCTAAAGATTTTTGATATCTTCCTAAACTTACAAGAAAATCAAATAAATCTTCAACTTTTGTGTATTCTGTATCATAATTTACACGTCTTGTAAATCCTGTTGTATCATTGTAATAGACACCTTTAGCACCTCCGATTTGTGGTAGTGAAGGTAGCCTTGACCACAGTGATTTATCAAAACTTGAACTTGCTGGTATCTTTTCTTTAGCAATATAATAAGAATTTAAATATTTTACAATGGTATTAATATTAAATGACTGATTAGTTGACCAATTTACATAGTCAGCCGGCTTTCCGCCTCTTTCTATACTTTGTTTTCTACCATTTTTATCACTTTCTAATATTGTAAAGTAACTAAAACTTCTATCGTATCCACGTACCTTATATCCATTAGTTGTTTTTTCTATAATTACACCTGTATAGGAATTTCTTGATTTGTATGCTGAGTCGTGAACATTTATTGATATGTTTTCTGAAGGTATTATCAATGTTCTTGCCGAACCAGTTATACTATATTGATCAGTTCTTATAGTTGATGTATCTTTATCAATAAATCCACTCATTCTGTGAGCTAATTTAATATTTAAAGTTTTTAATGGTGTAATAAAATTATCTTGTATTTCTAATCCTTGATAATTTAAATATGATTTTATAAATTGTGTATAACCAACATTTGAAACGAAATTACCGTTAGTATCTCTACTACCGTGTATTATAAAATCAGTTGAATCTTTAAAATTCCAAGATCTTCTGGTATTTTTATGTATTAATCTTTTCTTTTCTATATTTGTGCTTACTACATTAATAGGATCAGCAAATACTGTTGCAAATCTACCTGGTTTTGCAAGTAATAATGCTGTAGTAATAGCGAATGGATAAGATGAACTATACTTCCATGCATTTTCTACTGGAGCACCGTCACCAAGCATCCATGAATCATTGATTTTGTCTGTACTTGATTTATCTATAGTCTTTATTGTTCTTACAATTTCAGAAGCACTTGTATTTTCGTAACCTTTTGATAATGTATTATTAGCAATATCTTGAGGTGTTCCATAATACTTATTAGCATATACTAAGTTTCCACCTGAATGTGTTTTTGTTCCGCCACCTATAGCATAAGGGAACATCGGTTCACCGTTATCATCTTGTGTAGCAACATAAAACTGTATAGGCGTTCCATTGGAGTCAGGCGTAATACCATATCTTAAATTGTATTTTCCATATGAACCTGAACTTGTGCTACCGGTATGTCCTGGTATACCTTCTTTTGAACTGTCATATTCGTAATCTTCTACAAAGTAACCTGAATAAGAACCTTTTGGAGTTGAAATCCTGTCTCCAAGTCTCAATCTAAAGCAACTCTTTATATTTGTTATTGTATTATCTTTTATGTCGCCATTTGCTTCATATTCTGTATACCCATAAGGTCCATAAATTGGAATACCATCAAAACTCCAGCCTACTATAGGGGAATGCTCGTCAGTACTCCATTCATCTAGTCCTAGAATTTGTGGACTAGGTTTATAATAATGTAAAAGGCCTTTTTCATCAGTATGGCCTAATTCTAAATCACTGTGTTCAGATAATAATTTATTATAATGCCAAGTGTTACCGTTATCAAAACTGTTTTCTGATGCAACATTGTATAATGGGAGACCGTTTACTAATACCCCTATTGCATATTCTGGCATACTTGTTGGATTTGATGTTACTGAATTAATTCCTGATATCGATGTAAAAGGAACATTGTAACTAATAATTTGTTCTTCTAATTCATTATGTCCTACATTATTTGTAGTAAGATTAATATCATGGTTTACTAATGCATTACTAGAAATGTAAATGTTTGATGCATCTGTAGATACAGATACACCATTGTTTAAACTACCATCATTGTTTATAAAGGTATTTCCTGGGAATGTATTTGAAACAAATGCATTTGTCCATACAGTTTTTAATGTAGTGCTACCTGTTGATATAATATCATAAGGTGATATTAGATTTCCATTACCGTCTACAGGAATTACTTCGTGTAATCCTATTCTAGCACATGGGTTGTTTGGTAAATCCAAATAAGAGTTATCTACAAAGTTTGCTCTAGGGCCTTTTCTAATAATACCTAATTCTAAATCGTCCCACAATGCTGTGTTTGTGGAAGTATAATCTGTACCATATTCATCTTCCCACCAACTTGGTTTTTCTGTAAAACCTAACATTTCCCAAGGGTGAGTATGAGGTCTTACTGTATCGTAATAGTATTCATACCAGCCCTTCCAGTATCCAGGTATATCTTGAGAACCCCTAAAATTCCATGTCCAACTATCAGATGAATTATATGTTTCATTTATTACCGGATCAACGTTGTTATCTTTAACCCAATTAGAAAAATTATTTGATAACAAATCAAACCACTCACTATTACTGAAATTTGTTTTTCTAAATGCTCCGGCTCTTACATTAAAAATATTTAATGAGGGTAAACTGTTTGCATCAATTAGTTCTTCAATTGCCGAGTTATAAATTCGCTTTTCAAATTCTAAAATTATATCGTCTCTGGCATCACCAAATAGAGTGCTTCTTGAACCATCGTGTCCTACTAGCACACTAATTTCTTCTTTAAAAGAATAATCCTTTTCTATTACTGGTAATGTAAGAGGATAAAGACCCATTGCACTTGGTGTAGGTGGGCATTGGGCACTATCTCTATCTTTATTATAAAGTTTTAAATATATAATATCACCCAATTCAATATCTAAATTGGCGTTTAATGTAATTTTAATAGGGTTATAAGAATCTAGAGTGAATTCTTCATTTATTGTTAAAAGAGTATGTGTATTGCCTCTGGCCTTATAGACCAATAAACTGTTTTCTAATTTTTTTAAATCCTCATAGGCAGTCATTGTGAAGGATCTAAGAGATACATCATTTATTATAAATGATTCTTCTATATAATTATCTCCAAAGGGAACTATGTATGTTTGTTGAAAAGTATTATTACCTACATTAAGAGATAATACATTTCTTAAAACTTGATTAAGTATATATTCATTTGTAAATTCATTTACATCAAAAGAATTATAATATTTTGTTACTTCAGATCTTAATCTATTTTTGTACTTAGTGTATTCTCTTTCACTAAATCTTATTGCTTCTAATAAGTTATGTGGTTGATCATCTAATAAAAATGCTCCTAATCTTAAATCCTCTTCAACATTTACTATGTCTGTAGCAAATTTAGAATTTTTTGCTGTATCTTTAAAATTATTTGCTTCTAATTCTTTACCAGTAAAATTTTCTTGCCCTTTGATTAAATTGGTAAAATGACCTAAATACTCTGGTTCTGAAATAAATGTTATATTTTCTTTATCCGGATTTCTAGACCAGTTTAAAGGTATGGTATACTTACTTATAGATCTTTCATTTAATAATCCAGAATCTGATTTAGCAATTATTTCTATAATATCTTTTGCAATAAAATTGAAAGTATTAAATTCTATAAATCCTTTTCCAACGTAAGTGTAATCTTTTATTTCACTACCATTTTTTAATACGGTTATGTCATACCCACTAGACTTATTAGAATTTATATTAGGTTCACATCCTATATAATATTTTGTATTTTTATCCTTTATATTAAAAGTGTTTATATGATAAAAAGTTTTAATATCTTGCATAGATTTAGAATCAGACATCTTCCAGTTATTACTGTACCCGTTTTGAGATTTAAAATAATAGTAACCTAAAATTTCTGTTTCTGATGTTGAGCCTACTGGAATATAATTTGTTCTATCTGTTTCTAAAAAGTTTTGAAATTCTATTTCTGCAGAGTTCGTAAAAGGTTTATATGACAATGGGAAATTTAAAACACTATCATCTGTGCCTGTGCCGACTTTGTAATTAAAAATCTTAGAGCCAATAAAGGTATTGTCTTTAAATAAAAGCTCGTCACCTAAATATTTTCCTTCATCATTATATAAATTAAATAAAGGCGCCTGATGTAATTTTAATTTAGACTGTGCTAAAATTAAGTTATTGTCTTTAAAGTGATATTCTAATCCTCTACCCAAAGCGCCTGATTTTATACTGACTTGCATTCCTTCTTTAAATTCAAAAGGAATAAATCCTACATCTCCTTCTTCTGTATCTGCAGGATTACTTATAGGGTCGCCTATTTTTGATAAACTGATATTTCCGCCTACATGGGCAATTTTAAATATGTACTTTTTGTTGTCTTCGTCGTTAGGGAAAATAATAGTTGAACCAATACTTAATGGACTATTATCAACAGTATCGGATGATATGGTTCCGTCTATATCATCTTTATTAAATTCGTTACTTACAATATTTACGACACCAACTGATAGGTTTCCTGTATTAAACATTTCCAGTGAATAATCAAATTCTATAATTGGTCTTTTAGCTCTATATTCTGCACCAGGTAAATCAACTCCTGCTTCTTTAAAGTTATCTGCATGATGCCAGAAGTTTACCCTACTCCAGATATTTTTATTAGATGCCCCTCTTCCTACTACATTATAATCTGGATTATCTTGAGTTGTTCTACCTCCCCATGGAATATCGCCTTCCGCGTCGCCACCAGGCAGGCTACTATCTGTATCTATGTCCCAACCGAAATTCTCTCCAAAATCTGGACTACCACTAAGATAAAATTCTCCTGTTGTTGGATTAACTCCGGCAAGTGCCATAGAGGAAACACCGGTAATTACAGAACCATTTGCATCAGATGTAAGTGTAAACATACTTGTTTGTATACTTGCTTGGAATCCGTTAGCAATGAATTGTATATTCCCGTTACTTGTGCCGTCTAAATATATTTCTTCGTCTATAGTGAGAGTATCACCTATTCTTGCAATATCAAAAGTAATGTTGTTTGCGCCGCCGCCGCCTAAATCACTGTCTGATATAGTTATTGTTTCACCAACAATAAAACCGCTTCCGTTCTTGCTAAGTGAAATAAATGTATCGCCTACAGTAACGGCATCTGTTACAACGAGCTCTAAATTACCTGAACCGTCGCCACCTAAAATATTATCACTTATAGTAATAGTATCATTTTCTACAAAACCATCTCCGCCCTTAACAATCTCAATATCTGCACCGCCACTGCCGTCCAAAGTTACGGACAAATATGCATTTGCTCCAGTGCCTGATGTTGTTATATTACCTGCTATAAAACTATTAGCAGACCTAAAATCTATTGGATAAGTACCGGTTAAGGAAGTGTTGCTTAATGTGATATTTCCGACTTCAACAATACCGTCTGCATTAGGCCCAACAACATCTACAATAAATTCTTGTCCAGACCCTGAACCGCCGGTGCCATTTACTATGTAACTACCTGGAGTTCTGCTGGAATCATATTGATTTGTTATGTTTTCTATAGCAATAATACTAGCATTATTAACAGTTTCTATAGTTCTTGTTTCGCCATTAAGGCTAAATTGTTGTCCAGCAAAAACATCGTTTGTGCTATCTACAGAAATTGTTTTGTAAGGTGCAATTTGTGAAATACTTTCATTTAAAAATGTTACAAAGGTATTTCCTGAATTTAAACTTGTTGTAATGGAATCACTGGATATTTGTATGCTTATTGGTGCACTATAATTTGCACCTGTATTAGTTACAGTAACATCAGTTATTGTGCCATTGCTATCCACATTTGCAGTTGCAGAAGCAACAGATGTATTAGCACCTATAAAATTTACCACAGGGTTTATATAACCAATGCCGCCATGTAAAACACTTACAGAGGATATGTTACCGGCTGTGTATGCCACATTACTGTCATTGCTTGTGAATGCTGTACTATCCCAGGCTGTTAATGTTGCTGTACTAAAAGGTGTTTCTACATTTTCGTTTGTATCTATAAGTCTTATAGATTCACCTACACCTTCAACAAAATATTCTGCTGTAGTTTTGGTGTCTGGTATAACATATCCACCATCAAAAATAATTCTCATTCCTGATTTTAATGTTACTCCATTTGCTGATGTGAATGACTTCTTACCAATAATATCAACATCTATATCTATAGGATTATCTACTGTTCCAGAAATTCTTATTGCTGGTAGTTGATCATAACTCCAATAGTACTCTTGATAATTTACAAATTTATCAATATCTATAGGGGGAAGGAAAGAAGAATAATCTGTACTGAATAATCTATTTTGATTATTGGTTCCAGTTCCGCTAATTTTTAAAGTATCTAAAAATTCATCATAAAAGATTAAATTTTCACTGGCATTGGTATTTGCATTTAAAGTATTAACAGCAGGACTTAATGCATAATGCTGTCTAGTTGCTGTGCTTTCTCTTAAAAACTCAGATGTTACATCGAAGTCTTCAGACTTCTGTAACCCTACATAACCATTAATTACTTCAACATTTGCTTTACTGAAGAGTTGCTCAACAGTACTTTCAAAGAAATTCTTTGTAGCATCCGTTTGCAATATGCCTGGTAACTTTTTATATAATTTATCTGCCATTATCTAGTTTTTAATGTTTGTTCTGTAATTTTACTAACTACCTCTATATCAGATACACTTGCAGTACTTAAGAATATTTCATCTGATTCTGCTTTTACTGAAAATAGATCACCAAATTTTCCATTTGTGTTTTTAGGTAAAATCACTATACTACCTATACTATTGCCTAATTGACTGTGTATAAAAGAACTTAATTCTGTAAAATAAAATGTTTCCCCAAAGTTCCAATTTGTTGGGTCAAAATATCTATTAAATGCTCTAATAATTCTTGTTTTAATTTCGTTATCACTAAATCTTTCGTTTAATTTTACTACTCTGAATTTTGCCCTCAATTCCGGACTTGCATCGTTGCCAAATAAAAGTTTAAATTTACCGCTTTTATATACTAGTATATCACTTGCTGTTTTAAATTGATTTAGATCTGCAAATTCTAATGCAAGATCATTACTTGTTGGAGGTAATGGGAAGGCAGTTCCAGGAACATTTAGGTATCTTTGTACTTGGTCATTATATGTTTCAGTCAATACTAAAAATTCTACAACATTGCTGATACTGGGATCAATTCTTACATTCTTATCAGCAACATGATTCCATTTAAATATCATTGCATTTTTAACTGGTAAAAGTGTATTTTGTGTTTCCCCTCTACCGTTTCTTACAGAACAATCTGTTGTTACAACACCTCTAATCTGTAATGTATTCGTACTATTAGGTGTGAGTAAATATACCTTATCTTCTGATTCAACATATACCTTTGTACCGGAAAGTTTACCACTGTCATTTTCTAAATCATTCTCTAATATAGATTTACTTACAACTGATATCCATGCTATATCATTACCACTTATATCAACTGGGTCACTATAAGATGTAGGACTTATTGTATCTGAACCTATGTCCAAATTAACAGATGTTTCTTTACGGTAATCTAAAATTTTTCCTGAAGATGGGACATCATAACTATATCCATCAAAGTCTAAATACTTTTCTAAATAAACTAAGTCATCAGTATCAACAAATTCATAAAATTGTAACGGTCTATCCGGGATCAAATCGTTATCAGTATCAAAAGGCGCAATTACAACTTTAGATCTATCGGTATACCCGTCATCTTCTATAACAGTATCAACTATATGCCAATCTATGTTAGTGTCTAATCTTTCTTTATAATTCACATAATCCAATCTTATTTTATCTGTACTTGTTACAGCAGTAGAATCTTGTGCTAAAAGATGATTATTATTATCTAAATCTTCATATAGGAATGTGCCTGATTGTGTGGATGTATTTGAGCTTGTTAATATTAAATGCCCATCTGCACTAGCATTATAAGTTGCTCCGTCTGTACCAAAACTTTTTGTGGCTCCACTATTATTTGCCTGATAAAATTCTACGACTCCTGTGCCTGAATTTAATTGCTTGTAATGTACATTTCCAGACCCATCTAAAATATTAAAGCCGAATGTTGCATTATTAAATGATACATTTACGTTACTAGGTACTCTATTTACTCTACCCAAATTATTTGCTATAGTTACATTTGGTGTAAGTGCGGCCGCATCACCGTTATCAAAATATGTATTAATTGGAACTACTGCTTCATGAACAAATTCATTTTCTGCAGTAATTACTGAAACATTGGATTCTCCCTCTGATTTTAAAATACCAAAGTTACTGACCCAGTTAAATTCAACATCATACCATTTTTGATTTCTTGTTCTTAATGGAAGATTTATTTCAAATCCGTTTGGTGTGGTAGTAGAAGCAGTCTCTTCACTGTACCAGGTATCGCCTATTCCATTACCTGTACTGTCGTACCATCTAAATACTTCACTACTGCCGGGTTTATCGTTAAATGTTGTGATTGTAATTTTATCTGTGTTTGCTTTATTATTAGAATCTACAACTTTTATATTTTTGATATTGTAAAATTTTATATCTTTAGCACTTTGTAATATATATTGTTCACCTCGTATGGATACATCATACTTGTATGAATTATCATCTATTGGAACGTAATTAAATAATACTACCCAACTTGCATCTATTGGTGAGCCCGTTGTGCTACCTGCATTGGATACGTTGTATGGACTTGTTTTATCTAAATTTTCATTTTCTATTACATACCATTTATCTGCTAAAAGAGATGTAGATTTATTAGTCAACATGTATCCTATGCCAAACGTTTTCTTATCTTCTATCTGCTGTTGTATTGAAGATATTTCTGCACTATCAAATTCTTTTCTTAATGTAACAATAACTTCATGTGCAGTCCAATTTAAGGGAACATCTTCACTGAGTGTCCATGGACCTACACTTGTACTTAATCCACTTGTTAAAAGACCTGCATTGGTTTCTTTAGTGATTCTTACCCATTTGTAATCTGCTGGGTCATTTGGATTAACAAATTTTATAAAATTATTTTCTTGTATTTGTTTAAATGTTTCATATACATTTGTTAAAACTTGTTCACTGCCAGAGGACGAAACACTTGTGGTTTCCGTCATATAACCTGTTGAGCTTTCTGATGATACCGGTAGTGGTTTCCATTTAATATCTAATGTTTCTAAATTAAAAGAAACACTTTTATAATCTATCCAGGCACGTCTAGCACCATCATATATAAAATTATTGACATTTTGTTGTCTTAACAGATCAGGAATCGTGTTTTTAATAATATTATTAGCAGTATTATTCGCACTAACAATTACAGAAGATGATGTATCTTTCTTTTGTTTGTATATGTATCCGTCATCAGCAAATAATTCTATATTTTGGAATGTTCCTGTTGGGTCGTTTATATCAATATATCTACTATGCCCAGCATGTGTTTTATTAACCGCTCTTAATTTTTTAATATTACTGCTTTGTGAAAATGGGAAAATATTATAATCCTGTGCTGACACCATTCTATTTTGTGTGTAATATGTTTGTGGTGCTTTAGATTTAATACTTGCAAGAGTTTCGGTAGGTAAACTATTATTTACAGATGTCTGTAAACTCAGTATTACTGTTAGAATATATTTTCCACCGTTTTTGTTTTCATATGGTATTTCTATGGGAATATTTCTTGCATTCTCAGGTTGAATAGAATACCTATCACCAGAACTTGCTCTATGCCATACTCTAAATGAACCTACCGGAATATTACCAAAATTACCGTCTGGAAATTTTATTCTTACTCCGTCATTATTTAAATTTTCTGTTGCAAATAGATTTCTAGAACCTAATGCTTGGCTGTTAAAGTTAAGAGTTTGCCCTACTGTATTAGGTATCCTTGTCCATTTATTTAAAACGCCGCCGTTTTCTGTAAGTTCTTGTACATATAAATCTGTTTCATTTATGTTAGTTAGATTTATATCTGCTACTCTGTTTGCTATTGGAGTTGTAAAATTTAAATCTGTGAACGACAAATTTCCTTGTTTAAATAACATAAAGAAACCAGTGTTACTACTGTTTAATCCTTTACCGTCGTTTCTATAAAAAACACCCATATCGTTAAGAGGGTCAGGATGTCTTTCAAAGAAAAATTCACCGTCATTAAAATCACCATCTACTGCTTCGAAATTACGTTGTACTCCGTTTATAGTTAGTGGCATGGAAATAGCATTTGTAGTTCCAATTTGTTTTGTTATTCTATATAATTCAGTTTTTATATTACTAATTTTGCCTGATTTAATAGGATATGAGAATCTATTTGTATTACTAAATGTGCTATTTAAAATAGTAATAAATTGTTCGTAACTTTCAGGATTGTTTACATCGTCCCAAAAGACTGTCTTGTTTGCAAGGTTCCTATTGAGACTATCTGTTAAAGGCTCGTTTGTTCGTAAGCCTGTAATTTTCATTAATCCACTTGCTGGTACGTTTCTTCTTGGATTGTATCCAAGCATTCTGGCAAGTTTAAATACTGAGTCTCTTCGTTCAGCAGTTTCTAAAAAGTTTTCCCTGCTGTTTAAATCCATTCTAAAGGCCAATGATTGAGATAGATATGCAAGTAATTCTATAATTGCTATAAACTCTGAGCTCTCAATGTAGTCGTTGAAATTTTCTGGAAAATTTTGTCTTATGTAATTTACCATAGACAATCTCATGGTATCAAAATCATAAGATGTAAAATCTATGTTAGAGAAGGCTTTATATGCGACTTTCCAATCTTCTGCCGCGAATAAATTATTTTGTCTTTCTGAATATGCCATTTTTATTGTTCGTCTAATACTTTGTTTACGAATTCTAAATACAATATATCTTCATCGTTTATTCCCCTATAGGTCAAAGTTACCTCTGCTCTAATTGTGTGATCTAAAATAAAAATACTGGTATCTATTAAATCTACTCTGGGGTCTGTATCTATAATTCGTTCTATATCTTCTTTTACTAAATCTTCTGTAAGATCATCTTCTGGGTTCATTAATAGATCCCAAATAATAGACCCAAATTGTGGTCTCATTAATCTTTCGCCCTTGCGTGTATGAAAATGGTTTAAAAGATCTCTTTTTACAAGTTCTTTATCTATAAGAGTATAAGGCGCTCTTGCCTTATCTATTGTACTAAATCCTTTAAACATTGCCATACAAGTATTTATCATAATAATTAAATATAGTTTTAATAAGATATTGACTATTGGGTAAAAAGACTGTATAATGTGTCTAATTTGTATTTTTTAATTAAATACAAGTGAGGAGAAAATGGAAATATCATTAAACAACACCCTAGAAGAAGAACTAAGAGTAATGCTTGTTGATAAAAATAATGAATGTGCCGCTCTAAGAGCTCATATTGAATTATTGGAAAAAGCAGTAGCAGAAGAGCAAGAGCAAAAATATAGATTGCTTGTTGAGAATGCTGATCTTAAAAAGTTAATTAAAACTTAGTAAATAGGGTAATTCGGATTATCTGGTAGATCGCCTGGTTCTACAGGTTGTCCAGTCACTGGGTCATCATTAATGAATTTTTTAGCCTCTAATTCTGCTAAGGCTTCTTTTTTATATTTTTTTAATTTCGCTGTTAATTGGGCCCAAGTCAAACTGGAGCCTTCACTTGGTTTATAATCAAAATTTACAAAGTCTGGTGTTGTGAATAATTCTGCTTCAAATCTTCTTCTATCAGCATATTCTTTTTTATACTGCGGTGGAGTATTATCATTTATAGGGCCTTTCCTCCATCTTTGAATCAAGCCGGGTATTCTTTCGTAAAATTCTTTATTAAGTTCTCTTACTATTGTGCTTTTTGCAAAATTCTTTGGTCCTATATGCATTGCCAAACTTACTAGAGAAATGAATTGAAAATCACTTATTTTGACCTTGATTAATTTTTTCACAGCAACTGATGCCTCCTCTGCCTGTGATATAATTGTCATATTAGTTCCAACTGGGCCTAGACCGTTAGAAAAATCAACAAGTTTTGTTCCTTTTTTGTCTACTAAAATAATACTTGGGCCATCTATAATTGGTTCTATGCCTTCTTTTAAAAGTCCCTCAACTATGTCTTTAAATAATTTTATATTTGTATTACTTGCCATTATCCAATTCCTTTTTTAGCATCTTTAACAATATTTTGTAATGTGTCTACAGAAACTTCATTTTGTAATGTATTAGATAGATTACTAAGATCTTTTAAACCACCGCCTGGAAGACCTGCTTTAGCAAAAACTCCTCCTATTGCCCCGTCTACTTTGCCTTTTAATTCTGATAATGCATTAAGTTTCCCACTTGCAATATTTTCTAAATCTTGAAACTCCAAAGGAAGACCATCAAAACCAAATCCCATTGCTGAAAATCTTGCTTCTAATTCTGTGAGTATTTTAGATTGTCCTATAATTTTTTGTGCAAATGCATTAGTTGTAGGGAATCTCAAAGGCGGTAATAATTTAGTTAGCATATCACTATAATTAGAAAATCCTTGCAGACTTTGTAAGTATTTCATACCAGGTATATTAAAGTTACTTAATTTGTCTTTAAGAGGGCCTCCAAACTTGTCTCCCAGTCCACTGATTTTATCTGTTATACCACCAAGTTTATCTGATATTCCTGAAACACCTTTAGCAAGATCCTTGGCCTTAGATGCCGCCTTGCTTTTTTCTATGGTTAATAAACTTGCTTCAATTGCCTGTTTATACCCTTCAGGAGAATTGGCATCTGCTACCGGCTGTGTCGCAGGGTCTATGTCCGCTTCAGTATCTTCCACCATACCTTCACTGCTATGTGTCATAAGGTCTGGCATGTCGTGTCCGTCCCAAGGTTCAGCAGTTACAAGGACACCAACTAAAGAATCTAATTCTGTGGGGCCGCCTGGACGTTCACCGTTTTCAGGTAATTTTTGTTCGCTGTCTCTGTCATATTCTGGTTGATCTTTAGGTTGATCTACATGTGTTTGTACTTCTAATTCAGGTGCTGTCTGTGCCTTTACAGGAATAATAGGAGCCGCACCAGGACCACTGTTTAATAGTACTGTGAGACCTTGTACTGCTGTCGCCACTTCACTTTTAAATGTAGCACCTAAAAGACTGCTCATATACATTTGTCCCTGTGTGCCCACAGAGATTCCTCCTACTCCAACATCTAAATCATATTTTAGCCCTGACTGCCTAATCATGCCTGCCGCATTTATATCAAAGTCGCCGTCTTTGGATGTGAGTTTTGTTCCTGTACCAGCATGTGCTGTAAATTCACCTACACTTTCTAATCTTATATGTCCGCCGTATCCAAGAGGACCACCTGGTAAAGGTATTCCTTTTTTAGGTATACCAACATTTTTATCCCCAAGTGTGTCTCCTGCGGCTTTTATTTTTACGTCGCCACCTGCCTCTATTTTTATATCTTTATCTGCACGTAGGTTAAAATCTCCTTTAGTTCTTACATTAAAAGATCTTTCACCGTATAAATTTATAGACCCGTCTGCACCCAATTCAACCCAGGCTCTACCGCTTTTGTTAATGATATAAACTGTGCCAGTTGTATCGTCTAATAATAACTGATTACCACCGCCCGTTCTTAATCTTATATTTCTACTGTTAAGATTGTCGTCCATTATAAACTGGTGACCAGTGTGTCTATGACCGTCATTTTTGGTGTCTTTAGGACCGGGTGTTAAAATACCAAATACTTCACTTGGTGATTCTCTTTTTGCACCACTAGATGATGCACCTCTTATTGTGTCGTTTATGAGACCCTGTTTTGTGATTGTTTCTGCTAAATCGTCATGCACTGGCCTTAAAATATCAGTACCATCTTCTGGCATGGGGTCAAATTTATTTTTTTCTGCTACAGGTAAGTTGTTCCCTAATGCACCGTAATTTCTGACACTACCAGGTATGCCTGGTATCATGTGATTTGCTCTATGTGGGTATAAACAACTAATAATGAAAGGATATTTCATATTGCCGTCACCAAAAGCAACAAGTACAATATTACCTTTATCGGGCGGTACCATCCACATACCATAAGATTTTTGTGTGCCTATAAATGATTTCGTATCATTAACCTGGATTGCCGCATAATTTGTTCCACCTGCAAACGGTGAGCTCCAAATACATTCAAAGTATCCGTTTTTATCTTCTTTATTTTTTGCTAGGGAGGCGATGAATACTGTAAGTGTACCTGTTTTGGTAATGTCTGTTGTAGCCATTACTTCGCCCAGATAAATGCCTGCTCTTTTACTAGTTCTTAGTTGTTTCCTATTAATCGGATTATTTGTTGACTGTTTACTACTATCCATCTATTATCTCTATGACAATGGTACACCGTCAGGACCAATATTGCTATTAAGTACTTCATCTATTACACCTTCACGAGCCACGTCACCTCTTCTTTCTTCAAACTGTGTGTTAATTTCCTGTTTAATTTGTTCTAACATAGACATTTCGTATGCGTTATTTTTCTTAGCATGTAAGTCGCATGTAAATAATCCATTACTGAAATTTAAGGTTGTTTTTAAACACTGATAAACACCACTCATAGTATAATTTATCCCAGAAAAATCATATAATCCTGTATTTTGGTCTTCATCGTCTATATTAAAATCTAATTTTCTTGGACTCTCTAAAACAAGTAAAAAATCTGTGTCTGAATCATCGTAAGACATACCAAATAAATTTGTTGTTAGATGTTTTTCTGGTTTGACATTAATACTAGTGTTTTCGTTTATACTTCCTACTGCATCATCATATAAATTATTATTTCCTATCCACCAAGGATCTCCCCTAACAGTCATATTAATTTCTAATGTACTTTTTGTTTTATTACTGTGAGCATCCATTAAATGAGAAAACATACTGGGTCTAAACGATCCCCTTTCTCCTGGAGCATTTGTAGTTTTATCGCCGGGTTCTACTGATTTAACCGCAGTTTTATTTCTAACATTTGCTAATACAACATTTTTAGCAATTTGTTCATCTCGTATAGCATCTTGATCAGACCCGTCACCCTCTAAACCTTTAATAAGTTCAGAAGAATACAAAAAGTCTATATACCCCTTGTCATTATAGGAAAGGTCATCATCAAATTCGTCACCATCAGTGGGAGACCCCTCCTGAGGTGCTGTTACTTTTTTAACAAGTTCGTTACTTGCTAATGCAGAACTTATCTGTTCATCTGCTAAACTTTCTGCTAATTGTTGAGCTTTTGTGCCGTTAATGTCGTTTTCAATTTCTTTAATTTCTGCATCAGTGAACCCAACATATTCACCAAACTGTCCTAAAATATTACTAAATTCATACCCTTTTCTTTGCTCATCAAATTTGTTTTTTAAATCAGTAAGACCTGCTAATATACCTTGCTTTTTAGATTCTTTCTTTTGTTTTTCTACAACAGGAGCCTTATCTTGAACATTTTCAGAGGCTTCGTCCTCAGTTAGTGATGTTGCTGTAGCCATTGCGGCTTGATCTGCAAAACTTCCCTCTCCGTAATAAGGAGATGTAAGAACAAATGCCTCATCAAAACGTAAATTTAAATCTATAACTTGATCGTTTTTACCTGTAAACATATAATAATATTCTTTGTATATTTTAAGATCATTAATTCGTTTCTTAACGTTTTCCAATTGTAAATTTTGACCAGCATTAAGTTCATTCATAGAAACGCCTACGTCTGTACGGCTTTCTCTTGTAAGCACAGGTTCAAATATAAAAATTCTTTTATATTCATTGCGTTTTGTATCAAGTTTATTATAATCTATAATTACTTTTGTATTAATTTTATACCAACTAATAAAAGCCTGATCTAATTCAACACTACTTCTTGGATCATTTGGATCTGTCATTCTGGTTGCTTTTTTAAATAGATCTTCACTTAGTGATAAAATTGTTGCTAAAATATCTTCAAAACTTTCTTTTTCAGGAAAATTAATTATTACCCCTTGTGTACGAGGAATAGCCAAAGCGCCTGTGGTCTCCGGATTTAAAAAAACGCTGGTTGGATTCGACTCTAATTCTAATGATGGTCCGTCTCCTGTGTCATCTGTAATTTGCTGATTTTCTTCTTCATCGCCTCCAACAGTAAATGTTCCTCCTGGAAATCTTTGAGCAAATTCTTCTTTAAGTGCTATACTATGAAATAATTTGTCTTGTAATAAATGTTCATCGCCTTCATATTCATCGCTTGTAACTTGAACCTCTTTGTGAACACCGTCTATAGTTGGTGTCCTACTAGCAGAATTTTGTATTAAATTATCTACATTTATTATAACTTCATCTGCTACAGTTCCATCCTTTTCTGCATTTTCTTTAAGTTTTGCATTCCATACTGATTGCAAACTTCCATCACCGTCGTTTAGTAATGTTCTTAATGTTGTACCTGTGATTTTTAATTGTTTGGGTATTCTGTAGTTTTGGTCAAATAATGCTATGTCATTATTTGGTGTTGCTGTAAAATCATATATACCTCCTTCCGGTGTAATTTCCATAGTATATGTTACAGCACCTAGTTGAAAAAAGAAAGGGCCTTTTATAACAATAGGTGAACCACCACCGTCTTCATTAGAGTTCGCATCTTGTCCTACATATCCTTTGAATTCTATTTCTAAAATTAAAGGCAACTCCGTCGCTTCATATCCACAAAAAGATTTTGTTGCCGCAAGTCTGTCTAATAATGTTACTGCGCCTGCTTCTGTTAATGTAAATTTAACCTGAGCCGCTTTATCTGGGAAATTTAATATACTGAGATTATCTATATTGATATCCGTACTTCCAGTTTCTGCAATAATTACTATATCTCTGGGATCAGGTGTGGTACGTTTTACATCAAATTCCTCTCTGCCATATTCGTTTTCTCGCTCTTGTTGTGATTTTTGTCTTTCTATTAAATTATTTTGTTCGATTGCCGCGGCATCTTTCTTCTTCATGAATAATCTAAGTTTGTATGTTGATACATCAAAATTATCTAAAATATTGCCGGCTACAGGATGATCAAGGTATAGTGAATCCCTAAAGGTCTTACTTGCGTCGGTGGGGTCAAGACCTAATTTTTTAAGTGTTTCGTCAGCGATATTACTAATCGGGCCTTCTTTTCTTTGTTCAAATAGTCTATCTAATTCTGCACGTTCTTCTGTGGTAAGTAGACCATTTCCTACAAGGTCCAGTTTATTTCCATCGTATGTTATAGTCTCATCGCCCTTACCCAGAGCTTGTTCATCAGCAGTAGTCTTTCTTTTGCCTATATTGCCTTTTATTCTATTATCATTTTGTATAATTTGATCATAATAATTTGTGAAGTCACCTACTGTGCCCTTTTGTGCAATCTCGGTTAAATTAATTAAGTTTGTGGTTAATCCATATGGCTGAAATTTAGGAGGTGTGTAATTGGACATTATCTACCTCTAAATCTTAATACAATATTCTCTGCCGGTAGTTTGATTGTTTTACCTGCTTTGAAATCTCGTATAGGGTCACGTATTTCATCTAAATTTCTCATAGCAAAAACCCACCATAGTCTAGAACTTTCGTATAATTGGTATGCTAAAAGATCAGGCCTTTCATCATATTGTTGAGGTATTACATAATCTTCATCATAAGGTGATGCTTGTATTGTAGGTAACTTATTTACATCCAAAAATTTTCCTTCCATGACTGAAAAATTTTTAATAAATGATTCGTTAGTATAAGTAGCCATTAAATAAATCCGTCCTTATAAAGTTTACCATTTCTAAATGATTCAACATTAAATTTCTCTCTAACTTTCTTAGGTGTTAATGCTGGTACCAAGTTAATACTGATATTCATTCTAACTGGCATGTATGTGGTTTGATCTTTACCTGCTACTTTTGTTTTTACAGGAATATAATCAACATCATCTGGTAACTGTATTGTGTAGTCTCTTAAAATTACTGGTACTTTATTAAATCCATGCTCTCCCATGTATTCAAAAAGTAATACCGGTGGGGGTGTGCCTTTTTTATCTGGTCCTGTTTGGTCACCAAAATAACTTTTTGTAACTGTTCTTAAAAAATGAAATACTGCCAAAAGATATTGTGCATCATATATGTCATTTGCATAAAAGTCTGCTGTAACAGGTAATATAGGCGGTCTTGTTGCACTATATGAATATATTGGATAGTTCATACCATGTAAAAGTTGCTCTGCATATTCCACGATACCTGATATAAAGATGTTTGGTGTTGTTTGCCAAACTAAGCCACCAGCACGTCTTAAAGGTTCTAATAGACCATTATTATCAGCAGAGTAAATTACATCTGCACCACCGTCTTTAGGTCTCAATCTAGCTCTCCAGTCAGACCTTGGTACACTACCGCCTTGAGCAGACTTGTTTTGAACAAGTCCTGCATTTATGACTTGATCTGATAATTCTTGTGAGTTTAATTGCTGAGCCTGAAAAAATGTATTATCTGAATAATTTTCAATACCACCTGCTAATCCAGGCAAAAATGCATTGAGAACACTTTGTACTCTAGGGTCTAACTTACTTACAGCCTTGCCTGCTTTTTTAGTTAGATAGTTATTTACTGATTTTTCAAAAAATGACATTATAAATCTCCATGCTTATATTTATCGTATTCATTAAAACTAGTTTTAATCTGCCAGTTTTACTAAATACTAATTGACATACACAAAAGACTGTGTATAATACTAACAATATAAATGAACGATAATTTTGAGGAGAGTTAATGGCACAGCCTAAAAAAGTTAATTATCTTAATAATAGAGATATATTAAAAGAAATACACAAAAGCAAGATGTCTTTTTGCTATCTTGCAGACGAAAAATATTCTATATTTGATATCATATTAGAAGATGTCAAAAAAATCAATAGAAACAGCATAAAATTAGCCAGAGAAAACAGGGCCGCTAGGATACAATATGATGGGTATCAGGCCGCAATGGCAACACATGATGTTAAGGATTATAAAAATAAACCCAAACAAAAAGAATTTGCTGTAGACCCTAAAGAGATACCCTTAGAGGATTTAGTATTTAGGGTTATGACATATGATCATATTCCAGATGCCCCAGGCAGAAAGAAAAATCCCAAAAACGAAGCAGAAACCAAAGAAAGAGTAAACTTCCCTGCATATAAACATTATGCTTATATAAATGATGAACTTAAAGAAGTTGCTAGAAGCCATTGGGAGGGCAGTTTAAGTAATGGGCACTTTAGTGTTTCTCATGGAACCCTAACAAATAAATTAGGAATCATGTTTTTAAAACTAGTTGAAAGATATAGTCATAGATCTAATTGGCGTGGATATACTTATGTTGACGAAATGCGAGGACAAGCAATTCTTCAATTAGCACAAATTGGATTGCAATTTAACGAAGCAAAATCAGATAATCCATTTGCATACTATACTGCGGCGGTTAATAATAGTTTTACAAGAGTTCTTAATATGGAAAAAAGGAACCAAACAATCAGAGACGATATTTTAATAGACTCTGGACATTTACCAAGTTATGGCAGACAAATAAGGCACGAAGAAGAAATGAGAGCCATTAGAGAATCTGCACAAAATGAATCAAACCCAGAATAATTTATGAGTCAGTTGTTTAAGACAGCGGCCTGTTTTACGGACATACATTACGGATTAAAACAGAACAGTCGTTTACACTTACAGGATTGTGAGAGATATGTTGACTGGTTTATTGCAGAAGCAAAAGCCAGAAATGCAGAAACTTGTATATTCCTTGGTGACTGGCATCATCACAGAGCAAGTGTTAATGTTGCTACAATGAATGCAACTATCAGAGATCTTAAAAAAATAAATGAAGCATTTGAAACTGTTTACTTTATAACAGGTAATCATGATTTATATTACAGAGAAAAACGTGATTTAAACAGTATTGAATACGCCAGAGACCTGTCTAATTTTGTAATGGTGGACGAACATTTTGTCCAAGATGACGTTGCTATTATACCTTGGCTTGTAGGGGACGAACACAAACAAGTAGCAAAGATGGATGTCAAATATATGTTTGGACATTTTGAATTACCTTACTTTAAAATGAATGCAATGGTAGAGATGCCAGACCACGGAGGTATAAACGACAAAATGCTGAGTGGTCCTGAATATGTGTTTAGTGGCCATTTCCATAAACGCCAATATAAAAATAATATACATTATATAGGAAATGCTTTCCCACATAATTATGCAGATGTAGGAGACGAAGAAAGAGGAGCAATGTTTTTGACATGGGGCGAAGAACCTCAATATGTAAATTGGGAAGATTGTCCTAAGTATAGAGTATTTACATTAAAAGAACTATTGGACAACCACCAAGATTTATTAGATGAATACACTTATGCAAGGGTAAAATTAGATATTAGTATTTCATATGAAGAAGCAAATTTTATCAGAGAAAAATTTGCAGAACAATATAAGGTTAGAGAATTACAACTTATTCCTGTAAAAGACGAAGAAGAATTTGAGGGCGGTGATATAAGTTTTGAAAGTGTTGATCAAATAGTTTTACAACAACTTGAAACAATAGAAAGCAACACGGTAGACAAACAAAAATTAATTGATATTTACAATGAGATCGAGATACAATAATAATGGGCAAATTAAGACAATGGTTTAGACGTTGGTTTGACAAACAAATAGAACTAAGTTTTCAACGTCAAGCAAACAAATTATTTTTAAAAGGTCAAAAGACAAAGAATGCTAAAAATTAAAAACATATCAGCAGGTAACTTACCAGATGAAGTAAATGTTATCATTGAGATACCAGCAAATTCATCTCCTGTAAAGTATGAGATAGATAAAGAGTCTGGTGCAATGTTTGTAGATAGATTTTTATCGTCTCCTATGTTTTATCCTTGTAACTATGGATTTGTACCAGATACATTAGCAGAAGACGGTGACCCTACTGATGTATTAGTTATAACACCGCATCCACTAATACCTCATAGTGTTATTACTGTTAGGCCCGTTGGTGTATTATTAATGACAGACGAAGCAGGAAAAGACTCTAAAATATTAGCAGTTCCTACAGATAATTTATCAGAGGCGTACAGACATATTAGATGCATTGATGATGTAGAAACAACACTTAAGAATCAAATTGAGCATTTCTTTAAGTATTACAAAGATCTAGACGATGGCAAGTGGGTGACTATTGAAGGATGGGGCGATGCCGAAGAAGCCAAGCAAGAGTTATTAAAGGATAGACATGCTAAAAATTAAAAACGTTTCAGCAAAAAACTTTATGAGTGTTGGCAACAACACACAGGCAGTTAATTTTGACAACTGCCAACTTACACTTGTATTAGGACATAACTTAGACATGGGTGGAGACGGTAGCAGAAACGGTACTGGTAAAACTACTATAATAAATGCATTAAGTTATGCACTTTATGGGGAAGCATTAACAAACATCAGACGTGATAACCTTATAAACAAAACAAACGGTAAAGGAATGATTACTACTGTTGAATTTGAGATTCAAGATAAAAAGTACAGAATAGAAAGAGGAAGAAGACCTAATATTTTAAAACTGTTTATAGACGGAGAGGATGTTTTAGATAATGAACAACAAGGTGATAGTAGAGAAACACAAAAAGAAATTGAAAAGATAATTGGTTTCCCTCATAATATGTTTAAGCATTTAATTGCTCTCAACACATACACAGAACCTTTCCTAAGTATGAAAGCCAATGACCAACGTGATATGATTGAACAGTTATTAGGTATAACTGAGCTTTCTAAAAAAGCAGAAGTTCTTAAAGAAAGACAAAAAGTTACTCGTGAAAGTATCAAAGAAGAAGAAATCAGAATAAATGCTGTGGAAGAAAGTAATAAAAGAATTGAAAAAAATATTAATGAGATAGAAAGTCGCAGTAGAGCCTGGGAAAAAAATAAGGATGACAAATTAATAGAGTTAGGCGAAAAAATTATTCGCATGGAACGAATAGATATTGATGCCGAATTAGAAAATCATAAATTGTTATCTACTATAAAAGAAAAAATTAATCAAAAAACTACATTAGAAGCAGATCAGAAAAGACTGACTAATAGTGCTGATCGCAGTAAAAATAAACTGGAAGAACTTAAAAGTAATTTAACAAGAGCCAAAGAGGGTGTATGTCCTGCATGTGGGCAAGATACAGCACATTTAGAAACACATGAGGAATATACCGAAGAATTACAGGAAAAAATCACAGCAGAAAAAGAATACTATGATGATTTAGAATTACAACTATTAAAAACATGTGGAGCAATAGATGAAATAGGTGATATTCCTGAAGCATCGGATGTATATTATAATACATTGGAAGAAGCATTAGAACATAAACATAATCTTGTCACGATGCAGTCAAATTTAGAAACAATGGCATTAGATGTAAATCCGTACATAGAACAAATAGAAGGACTAAAAACAACTGGTATACAAGAAATAAGTTTTGAAACAATGAATGAACTTACTCATTTACAGGAACATCAAGAGTTTTTATATAAGTTATTAACAAGTAAAGATAGTTTTATTAGAAAGAAAATAATAGATCAAAATATAGCATACTTAAATCACAGATTGGCACACTATTTGGATAAACTAGGACTTCCACATGATGTTAAATTTGCTAGTGATTTAGGTGTAGAAATTACAGAATATGGCAGGGACTTAGACTTTGATAATTTGAGCAGAGGTGAACGTAATAGACTTATACTTGGATTAAGTTGGGCATTCAGAGATATGTATGAAAGTTTAAATAGGCCTATGAATTTAATGTGTATTGACGAACTTATAGATTCAGGTATGGATACTATGGGTGTAGAAAATGCACTTGGCATACTTAAAAAGATGCACAGGGAACAAGGCAAAAACATCATGCTCATTTCTCACAAAGAAGAACTAGTCGGACGTGTAAATAATGTTTTAACAGTCGTTAAAGAAGGCGGCTTTACAGCATATAACACGGACACTGAGTATCTTGATGGCTAATTGGCTTTACAAAAACAAAACAGTAACAACATTACCAGACGATTGTGAGGCATTTGTATATCTAATAACGAATAACACAAATGGAAAAATGTATGTTGGTAAAAAATTAGCCAAATTCAAAACAACCAAACCTCCCTTAAAAGGTAAAAAGAACAAACGTCGTGGCACCAAAGAAAGCGATTGGCAAACTTATTGGGGTAGTAACGATCATCTCAAAGAAGACGTTGAATCATTGGGAGAAGATAAATTTACACGAGAAATTTTGTACTTTTGTTCCAGTCGAGGCATTGCAAGTTATTTAGAAGCAAAGGAACAATTTGACAGAAAAGTATTACTCACAGACGATTATTATAATGGAATTATCAATGTCAGAGTGGGCGGTTCAAAAATCCTCAAGGAAGAGCTCAAAGACATATAAGTAGGTGTGTTAAAACGAAAGTTAAAACACAATTCACTAAGGCATACAAAGGCACAAACATAGGACTATACACCGGCCCCAACAGAGGCAAATTAAATCTGGCTCCTTGACAATCCGGCAATGGCAACACCCGGTGCGAGATACTGGAGATGTATAGCGGCAAAGTACAAACACACGACAGACAGTATAAAAGGATGTAAGCTCTGAGAAAAAGCAACTTACAAGTTATATAACTAAACTTACCTAGGTTATATGATTTCCGTGAGATTCGTGACGGTAGTGTATGGGGACAGAAGGCTCACTGGTTCCTAGTAGCACCCGAGGTTAAGATGGCGACGGCATCACATGATGACTTCATTCTCACCTGTATAGGTGAGTTATGGCTTCAACATACATGATAACGGTCTACTTAAAAAATTCTTTCAAACAAATGAAAGAACGAAGTTTACGAAGTGATTGAATGTAGTTTGAAAAGGTCCGTAGGACCTATATAGAGTTTAAAGATTAAAGTTGTTCTGTTGGAGATTTGCCTGCTTTTGCTTGATTATAATCATTTATAGTTTTAACTAATGAAGCTCTTTGTTTTGATGACATTTCCCATGCTTCAGACCAGGTGACAGATCCATTACTATACACAACTAGTTCAGTTATGTTTTTCTCTATGGCGTCTGTTTCTTCGTTGAGCTTCCTAAGGTATGCCACTACCTCCTCAGGCTCTGATTGAGCTAGGAAGCCGTGAAAAAATTTACGGGATTAAAGTTTACCTGTGCTTGGAACTCATATGGTTCTTCTTCAGTACCACATGCAGTACATCTCATGAGTACTTCTTTGTTTACACCTATATTAGAAATCTCTGAGATAAATTCTTCTATCTGTTTTCCAACAGCACTTTCACAGTTTTCTAAAAATTCGCGAATATTATTTGAGTCATTAACGATTATGTCATCGCTGTCTTTATCAACGGCAGGAATTGTGATAGAAGCCACACTATCCACCATTATATCAAAATTTAATTGAGAAAGTTCTATAAAATTACTATTAAATGCACGAATTCTTTCCACTTCATCATCTATGGTAGCAATTGATTGTAAACTTCTTTCACTTCTAAAGTTTGCTACTCCGGCCTTTACTGTAGTTTCATAACTAAAAGGTCTAATTTCTACTAGTAGACCTGTATCAGTATTAAATTGATATGCATCATCTAATGTACTCATAGTGGATAAAGCACCCTCTACACTGACGTTTTCAGTGACAACTTCTTCACATTTATCACAAGTGCTGGATACCTCCATATCATCACCATAAGTAGCACCCTGAATAGCAATTAGTAATGCATCTATGTCATTACTTAAAAGTTTTCTTGGTAATTTGATTGTTGGTATACAACTGCTAATTACTGTGGCAATTGCTTCACCGTTTAATAATGCATCTGGATTTTTTAGCATTAGTTCATCCTTAGCAGTCATGGGATATACTGGTAATTCTCCAGTTTCCGACATGTCTACTACATCCGGGGTATAAAATTTACCTTTACTGGGTAATTGTGTATATAACTTTGGCGACCTAAAATGTCCTGCTAGTGGATTGGTATTATCTGCCATATTAAAACTCCTGTTAATTAAGTTGATAAATATACATAGTGATAATTTATCATGTAGTATTTATCTTCATTAAATACGCATATAATAGAGAAACCGGTAATGGCAAATTTTAAGGGTACGATAACAGACAGTGAAAGCAACACATATAACGTTGATGTGTCTGTGCCTGATTTTGCCCTGGAATCAACATTAAAAAAGATAGAAGATATTTTAAGTAAGTCAACTAAACTTAATTCTGACACAAAAGAATCCATAGAAAAACTAGTTAAAGAAACAAAATCAGGCAATGAGAAAAAAGAAACTGATAACCTAGTTAAAACAATGGAAAAGTTCTTTAAAGAAAATCAGTCTAAAAAGAAAACACTCAGAGAAAGAGTTAGTGCTGATGTTCTTGATAATATGGAAAGGGACTTCAGACAGGTTGGTAATGCTGTAACTACTTTAACAACAGTATTAATAACAGCAGGTGCAGTTGCAAGTACATTCTTAGTAAAAGGATTTACAAATTTAGGTGAAGGGTTAAAAACATTAACCGATGTTGGTGGTGCTTTTGGTGATTCTCTCTCACAAACAAGTATAAGTGCAGAAGAGAATATCCTGTCCATGAACAAACTGGGCTTGACAACAGGTCAGGCTGTTGAAGTACTGGGTAATTATTCAAGGACTATGGCGGTATTAGGCCAAAGTAGTGTAGTTGGTGCAACAAAATCTTTCTTAGACTTATCAGACGGCGGATTAGCATTTGGTTCAACTCTTCAAGATGCAACAGAATTCTTGCAAGAAGACTTAATGTTCAGAACAATGATGTTGAGAAGAGATCAGATCAACAATGAACAAGCAATTAGAGATTCTTTAGCATTAAATCGAAATCTCAGAATGTTCTCTACATTACTAGGTATTAACAGTGATGAATTAAAGAAAAATGCTCAGAATGTTATAGACGGAAATACAGCCTTTAAAGCCTATGCGGCTAGTTTGCAAAACGGCCAAAGTGTTATTACAGGTGCAGAAATGTTGGCAACAGGGTTGTTTGGTTCGTTAGGTGAAGCAGGACAACAGGTTGCAAATGGTCTTTTAACAATATCTGCTACTGGTGTTGGTGCTATAGATGATTTTGTAAATGAGTTAGTGCCTTTGGCTCCTGGCGTTGCTAGAGTGGTTGAAGATGTTGCGAAAGGATTAAGATCAGGGCGTATAGACCAGTCAAATGCCAACCAAGCAGTATTAAGAATAACAGAAGCATTTGCTAATGTAGACCCATCAACAATCAATCAACTAATACCTATTATTTCAGGATTAGGTGGCGAGCTTGCCGGAACTTCAGAAGTTTTGGTACAAGGATTTATTAATGCAGGTAATAGTGTTGACAAATTAAGACAGCAATTAGATATGCCACTTGCATTTAGTGATACACAAAGCGGTCTTATCACATTCCAAAACATTGTAAGTAAAGCACAAGGAGCCTTGTCAGGTTTCCAAAATGCATTGGTGATAGGTGCAAGTCAAGGATTAAATGGATTTAGTAAATTACTTGATTCCGCAATACAGAACGAAGAATTTGCAGAAATGCTTACAAATGCAGGTAGAAGATTTGGCACAATATTTAATAATGTGATTTCAAGAATGGGCGGTATGGATGCCGCAATAGCAAAGATTTCAGACGGCATAGGATATCTGCTTGAAGAAGGTGCACAATTATTTGAAAATATTTTAAATGGGTTTGTGGACAAACAAGGCAACTTGCAAATATATCAAGGCTTTGTCAACATGATAGCAGAAGGCCTAGTAGCGGCACTAAAATTAGCAGGTGTTGTTATAATGGAAGGCTTTAAAATAGCAATTACAAATATGGATGTAGTTGGTGCAATAGTTGGAGGCTTTTTGACCTTGTTTGCACTAAAAAGTTTGGCTACAGCCGTAACAAGTGTACTTATTGCAGGAATGACCTCTTTATTTACAAAAGCGGCGGCTGGATTGGGTTTAACTACTACATTAACAACTGCAACGACGGCAGGAACATCAGCCGCAGGTGCGGCCGCAACAGGCACCGCCGCTAATAAACTTTTAAATAAAGATGGTAAACCTAACAACAAGCCCAAAGCAAACAAAACAACAACTAAAGGAGTACTAAAAGGTGCTACTAGAGTTGCTGGTAAATTCCTACTACCTGTAACTGCGGCATTGGGACTGTATGATGCCTTTCAAGGTTTTGGTGCAGATCAGAATGCTTCATTTACTGGCAAAATGGCAAATGCAGGTTCCAGTTTATTAAATGGTTTAACCTTTGGATTATTAGGTAGCAGTTCCAAAGAAATTGCAGAAAGAGCTCAAGGAAAAGAGGTTGAATCTAATACAGCACTAGACAGCAATGTTGCCTTAAGAGAAGCAGTGATGAATGTTACTGCAAAATCTATGACAATACATATTACAGACCCAACTATTGTTAGATTGGTTAATCCTGTGATGAATACAACTAATAGGTTGAATGCAACACAACGTAATAATACTGCTCCAATAGATGTTGTTACGGCGACACAAAGGGAAATTGATACTGCAACTAATATTCAAAACAGTGGCATAGATCCTAAGAATTATACACCTGAGGAAAAAGAACTAGTAGACAAAGTAAACAACCTGTCCGATCAACAAACATCGGTTTTACAACTTATGCTTAGTGAATCTAAAAAACAAACTAAACATCTTGCAGATTTACTAAACAAAGACTTTAACGATTAATTTCCAGTTTCCTGTCAAATATTAAAATCACTCTTGACACAATACGATAAATAGTGTAATATAACTAAAAGGATTATATTTATGAGTTGGAGAAAATACTTTTCTAGTGTCGATAACAGTGGTTTACCATTAAATGTAACAGGTAATACCCCTGAAGGAGGCCCAGGAGCGGCAACAAGCAGATATGCTAGTTGGTTGCCGGAAGTTTATGCCGGTTCTCCTAACCGTTTGATGAGATATATGCAATATGATCAAATGGACAATGACTTAGAAATCAATTCAGCATTGGACACAATAGCAGAATTTGGTACTCAAGAAGATGAATATAGTGGACTTCCTTTTGAAATAAACTATAATAGAGACCCTTCTGACACAGAACAAAAGATAATTACTAAGACCCTAACTCAATGGTGCAGGCTCAATGAGATGCATAAAAGAGCATTTAGAGTGTTCCGTAGCACTATAAAATACGGTGATCAATTCTTTATTAGAGACCCAGAGACTTATAAATTATTTTGGATAGACCCTGCTAATGTAGAGAAAGTTATTGTTAATGAAAGTGAAGGCAAAAAGATAGAAACATATTTCATTAAAAATTTAGAACCTAACTTTGCAGATATGGTTGCTACAGATGTGTCCGGATTACATGCAAGGCCATATGGCTCCGGTGCCGGAATGATGGGCGGTGGACTTCAAGGACCGCAAACTGGTAACTATTTAACTGGTGCAATAGACGGTGTAGACCAGGGTGTTCCTGTAGATGCAAAACATGTTGTTCATATAAGTTTAACTGAAGCAATGGACCATGCATGGCCTTTTGGTGTAAGTATTTTAGAACCAATATTTAAAGTATTCAAACAAAAAGAATTATTAGAAGACAGTATTATTATATACAGGGTTCACAGAGCACCTGAAAGACGTGTGTTCTTTATTGATGTGGGTAACATGCCACCACATAAAGCAAGACAGTATTTGGAACAAGTAAAATACGAAGTACAGCAAAAACGTGTTCCTAATAAAAAGTCAGATGGCAGTAGTGTTGCAGATGCGGCCTACAATCCAATGAGTATGTTAGAAGATTACTTCTTTGCACAAACGGCAGATGGTAGAGGTAGTAAAGTAGACACACTACCAGGCGGTGAAAACTTAGGACAAATAGACGATTTAAGATATTTTAATAATAAACTTTTAAGAGGTTTAAGAGTACCAAGCAGTTACTTGCCTACTGGACCAGAAGATGGAAGTAGTGTTTATAACGACGGTAAAGTGGGTATTGCTTACATTCAGGAATACAGATTTGCTAGATACTGTGAAAGATTACAAAAACAAATACAAGAAGATTTAGATACAGAATTCAAAATGTTCCTCAAACACAGAGGTATAGAATTAGATAATTCAGATTTCTTTATTACATTTAATAAACCAATGAACTTTAGTTCATATAGAGACCTACAAATTGATCAGGAAAGAGCTAACTTGTTTAATACATTGGCGGCTACACCGTTCTTAAGTAATCAATTTAAATTGAAGAAATATCTAGGTCTTACAGAAGACGAATTTAAAGACAACGAAGAATTATGGCGTAAAGAAAACGGTTATGAAAAATTTGTTGATGGTGAAAAACAAGCAGATCTCAGAAATCTTGGTATAAGACCAGAGCCTGATGCATCGGTAACACCTGGAGCAGATTTAGACTTTGGTGATTTACCTGATCAAGCAATGGATAATACAGACGATCTAGGCATAAATACTACTGATACAAATCCAAACCAAATACCTGGTGGGAATACACCAGAACTTTAATATGAGATTAAACGAATTTTACAATCCTGAATTTGATGAGTTTCAAAAACAACATCAAGATGATACAAGAAAGAGCAAAATGACTCTTGAAACTCTTGGCAAACTCAGAAAAGTTCGCGAAGTACAACGTGCAGAAGAGTTAGAACATGCAAAATTTCAGAAGGTAATGTATGCTACTCCAGTTGACAATAATAATGCATTTTAGATAAATACTTTAGAGAAACAACTAAAAAACATCAAAAACACTCAAAAAACACCTTTTTATACATAAAAACACAACTTTACTATAAGTAATTAGATGGCTCGGTATATTTCCGAGCTGAGTGTTCAATCACTTTAAATTTTATATGGAGAGACCACAATGTCAGAATCAAGAAGTAAATTAGAAGAAATTCTTGAACTTCTCCTTGCTGAAGAAAACGAAAAAGCAGAAGAAATGCTTCATGAGTATGTTGTTGCAAAAGCAAGAGCAGAATATGAAAAAGTTCTAGATGAAGACGTTTCTGAAGAAGAAGCAGTTGAAGAAATTGAAGAAGCAGAAGAATCAGAAGAAGAAGCAGTTGAAGAGGCTGAAGAATCTGAAGAAGAGGCTGTTGAAGAATCAGAAGAAGCAGTCGAAGAAGAGTTCGAAGTTGATGAAGTAATTGATCAATCAAACGATTTTGAAGATGATATTCTTGCTGATGAAGAAGAAATCGAAGCAGACGAAGTCGGCGAAGAAGAAGAAAGCGAAGAAGAGGAAGAAAACGGAGACCTAGAGGACAAAGTTGACGACCTAGAAGACGAGCTTGACGAACTTAAAGCAGAATTCGAAAAATTGTTAGCAGACGACGAAGAAGTCGAAGACGGTGAAGAAGCAGAAATGGACGCAGAAATGGACATGGAAGACGAACTCGATTTAGAGTCAGTTGAATATGATCTTGATGAAGAAGTTGCTGAAGAAGATGAAGTTGTTGAAGAAGCAACTAAACTTCAAGATAAAGCACCTGAAGTTGCTAAAAACGAAAACCCAGACAACAAAGAATCTTCACTTACAAATGCACCTAAGAAAACATTTGTAGTTGACGGTCAAAAAGCAGGCATCGAAAATAAAGATGGCGGCGAAGGTAGTATGGGCGACAACAAACCAGCAGATAACACACCAACAGATAACATAAACGTTGAACCTAAAAAGGCGTAAGTCTTTTTAATTAGGAGTAACTGATGGCGAGAAAACTATACGAATACATGAGTCCTGAGCAGTCTAAGGTTCAGATTACTGAATCTAATGACGGTAAAGACCTGTTCATGCAAGGATTATTCATTCAAGGTGATGTAAAAAACCAAAATGGTAGAGTATATCCCAAAGATGAAATAAGAAAAGCAGTAGAAAGTGTAAAATCTCGTTTATCTAGTGGTGAAACTGTAATGGGAGAGTTAGATCACCCAGAAGAATTACAAATTAACCTAGACCGTGTAAGTCACATAATAACAGATATGCATTGTGATGATTCAAACGGATTAGGAAAATTAAAAATCATAGAAACACCAATGGGTAACATTGCAAGAGCATTGTTAAAAGCAGGTGCTAAACTTGGTGTAAGTAGTAGAGGTTCAGGAAACGTTAACGAAAGTGGTAAAGTTTCCGACTTCGACATAGTAACAGTGGACATTGTGGCACAACCAAGTGCACCAGATGCCTACCCAAAGACAATCTATGAAAGTTTATTTAACATGCGAGGCGGAGCATCATTATTTGATACCGCTGGAGCATTAACACACGATAAAAGTGCAGAAAAGTATTTGATGAAAGCAATCACTGGTTTCATCAATGAATTAAAAATAAAGTAGGAGACTACGATGGCAGTGAATTTTAAAGACCTACTTGAAAATGCGGAACTTACTGAAGAAGTAAAATCTGCTCTTCAAGAAGCATGGGAAGGTAAAATTTCTGAAGCAAGAGAAGAACTTACTGCGGAACTTAGAGAAGAGTTTGCACAAAGATACGAGCATGACAAAGGTCAAATCGTTGAAGCAATGGACAAATTCATCTCAGAAAAAGTAACAGCAGAAGTGGCGGAAATTGCAGAGGAAAAAACAGCCCTTGCAAACGATCGAGTAAAATACACGAAAGCCATTAGTGAACATGCCAAAGTTTTAGACAAATTTGTAACTGAAATGGTTGCAAAGGAAGTTAAAGAACTTAGAGCAGATAGAACAAAAACAAGTGAGCATGTAGCAAAATTAGATAATTTTGTAGCAGAGCAACTTGCTAGTGAACTGTCTGAATTCCACGAAGACAAAAAAGGCTTAGTGGAGCAAAAAGTTAAAATGGTAAGAGAAGGCAAGAAGCAATTAGCAGAAGCCAAACAAGATTTCATTAAGAAAGCGGCAGACAAAGTTGAAAACGTTGTCAATAACGTAATTACTAATGAAGTTAAATCTTTCCGTGATGACATTACTAAGGCACGTGAAAATGACTTCGGTCGAAGAATTTTTGAAGCATTTGCAAATGAATATAACGTAAGTTATCTGAATGAAGCAAAAGAAATCAAGAAAGTAGAAAAAACAATCGCTGAGATGGAAACTAAACTTAACGAAGCACAGCAAATTATTGCTGATAAAGAAGAAGCAGTTGCTTTAACTGAGTCTAAGTTAAGAGTAGCAGAAGATCAAATGAATCGTAAAGAAACATTAAACGAACTTTTGGCTCCACTTGGCAAAGAGAAGAAAGAAATTATGTCAGACTTACTTGAAAGTGTTAAGACAGAGAACTTAGAGAAGCAATTCAATAAGTATCTTCCATCTGTTTTAGATGGCGAAACACCAAGAGTGAAGAAGACGTTGTCAGAATCAGTTACTAGTGAACACACTGGTAATAAGGCGGCTGTAATAACAGAAGCCGATGACAAAAGTGCGAATGATATCGTAGAAATTGATATGATCCGTAAATTAGCCGGACTTTCAAAATAATAACAGGAGTTAGAAATGGCAGAATTATTTGAAAGCAACTGGTCCGCAACTAAAGACGCTTTGCTTGAAGGCTTATCTGGAAACAGAAAATCTTCATTAGATGTGGTCCTCGAAAATACAAAGAGACATTTGTCAGAGGCCGCAACAGCAGGTGCCACAGGTGCAGGTTCAGTAGCAACATTAAACAAAGTTATGTTACCATTAATTAGAAGGGTTATGCCTTCAGTTATTGCTAACGAACTAGTAGGCGTTCAGCCTATGACTGGTCCAGTAGGACAAATCCACACACTAAGAGTCAGATATGCTGAAACTGGTGGTGGAGCAACAGCAGGTGACGAGGCTTTAAGTCCTTTTAAACTTGCAGGTAGTTACGCAGGTTCTCCAGACGCTACAGCGGCGGCTGAAGGAACAGCAGGTAACAAAATGTCAATCCAAATCTTAAAAGAAACTGTTGAAGCAAAAACAAGACGTTTAAGTGCTAGATGGACATTTGAAGCGGCACAAGATGCAGAAGCAATGCATGGCGTGGACGTTGAAGCAGAAATTATGCAGGCATTAGCTCAAGAGATCGTAGTTGAAATCGACCAAGAAATTATCGGTTCACTAAGAACTCTAGCAGGTGCTGGTACTACACTAGACTTTACAGGTTCATCATTAATTGGTACACCTGCATACGTTGGTGACAGACATGCATTATTGGCTATAGAGATCAACAGAGCGGCTAACAGAATCGCGGCTAGAACAAGACGTGGTGCTGGTAACTATATCGTTGTATCTCCAGAAGCATTGACAATCCTACAAAGTGCGTCAACTTCAACATTTGCTAGAACAACAGAAGGTTCTTTTGAAGCACCTACAAACACTAAGTTTGTTGGTACATTAAACGGAACAATCAAAGTATTCGTAGACAACTATGCGGCTGACGGTACAAAAGTACTAGTTGGTTACAAAGGTTCAAGCGAAACTGATGCTCCAGCATTCTATTGCCCATACATTCCATTAATGAGCACAGGCCCAGTGATGGACCCAAGCACATTTGAACCAGTAGTAAGTTTCATGACTAGATATGGTTATAAAGAACTTACAAATACTGCTTCATCTCTTGGTAATGCGGCAGACTACGTTGATGCGATTACTTTAAGTAACGTTGTATTCCAGTAAGCCTTAAAACTTACAGGTTCGTAGACGACCAGTTGCTAGTTTAACTAGAAACATTAAAAAGCACACTACGGTGTGCTTTTTTTTGACTGAAGATAATTATGATAAATAGTTCTATATATTGGGATTTTAATAAATGGCAACAAAACGTACCTACATAAATGCAGATGAAGAACTAGTAATCAAAGGTCAACTGACCATTGAAGGAAATGTAACTCAGATTGAAACAACTCAGCAGGTTACAAATCTTCAAGGCAATGTTTTCACTATTAACAGTGATGGTGATAATACTCCGGCCATATTAAATTTAAACAGTAACGGTACTTTAGGTTCATTAACATTTACTGATGGCGGTAATATTGCCGCAGAACCCGGACTACAAGGAAATTTATTTGTAGCATCTGGCCAATCTATTATTATAGACGGTGGCGGAAGTATAGGTGGTTCAGGATTTACAGGAAATTTAACAGGTACCGCCAGTAATGCAGATGCATTGAGTAGTGCAGTAACTTTAAATTTAAGCGGTAATGCAACAGGCAGTACAAGTTTTATAAATGCTGGAGACTCAGTAACTTTACCGGTCAATTTAGTAAACAGTGGAGTAACTGCAGGTACTTATGGTACAAGCAATGATGCGGCACAAATTACTGTTGATGCACAAGGTAGAATTACAACAGCAAGTGATGTTGCTATAAATCATGATGCTTTATTAAATTTTGTAGCAGACGAACACATTGCTCATAGTAGTGTAACTCTTACTGCAGGAGCAGGTTTAACTGGTGGTGGGGACATCACATCAAGTAGAACTTTTGATATTGTAGGCGGAACAGGTATAACTGTAAATGCTAACGATATACAAACAGATGATTCCTATATCAAAGGATTATTAAGTGCAAGTAATGGTGTTGACTACAATAGTTCAACAGGAGCCTTTCAAGCAGTTGAAAGTGAAATACAACATGATAGTTTAGATGGCTTTGTAGCAAATGAACATATAAATCACAGTGGCGTAACACTTACAGCAGGAACAGGTCTTACAGGCGGTGGCGATATAACTACAAGTAGAACATTTAATGTTGTGGGTGGCGATGGTATTACTGCAAATGCAAATGATATACAAGTAGACAGTACTGTAGTTAGAACAAGTGGTAATCAATCTATTGCAGGAACAAAAACATTTACCGGTACAGTAGATTTAAGTGGGGCAACAGTACCTGGCTTTACAGTTACTGGAGAATTATCAGTAACAGGAAATGTAAACTCACTTAACTATGTAGATCTACAGGTACAAAATTCAGAAATAATTTTAAACAGTAATGTGGTAACGGCTCAAGATGCAGTAATTAAAAATGAAAGAGGTTCCACAGGTAACGATACATATTTAAAATGGGACGAAGGAACTAGCAGATGGCAGTTTAGTAATGATGGTAGCACCGATAATAACATGCTACTATTTTCAGACTTTAGTGCAAGTAACGGTGTAGACTATAATAGCTCAACAGGAGCATTTCAGGCTGTAGAAAGTGAAATACAACATGACAGTTTAGATGGATTTGTAGCAAATGAACACATAGACCATACATCTGTAAGTATTACAGCAGGTACAGGTTTAACAGGTGGCGGCACAATAGCATCTACAAGAACATTGAATGTTATAGGCGGAGATGGTATTACTGCAAATGCAAATGATATTGAAGTAGATAGTACAGTAATAAGAACAACAGGTAATCAAAGTTTAGCAGGTGTAAAAACATTTACTGGTGAACTTTTGTTACCAACTACAGATGTAACAACCGAAAATGCTATATTTACAGACAGCAATGAAGCATGGGTATATGTTAATGGTAGTAAAAAACAAATTACGCCAACAAGCAGTTTAGGTACAGCAGAACAAGCCAATAGTTCTTTATCTTATTCTCTAGTAGGCAGTACAACAGGAACAAGTACATACGAACTATACGCAGGTAAAAGAACTATAGGCGTAGACGATTTTCATGCTATTAAAGGTTTAGAAGAAGGAACCTATACAAGTTTAAGTGAAACTGCAACAGCAGTAACAATAGAAGCAGACATAAGTGCAATCAGAGGTGCATTTAGTGTTATTGATAACGGCGGTGATGGTAGTTTATCATATAATTCAGGTACAGGTGTTATTACATATACAGGCCCAAGTGCAAGTGATATTAGATCGCATTTTAGTGGCACTGGACTTATTGCGTATAATAGCGGAACAGGAGTAATTAGTACATCTGCAGACAATTATGGTAATTGGAATTTTGACACAGATACAAGTTCAAGTGAAAGTGTTTCTAGTGGCAACTTAGTTTCCATATTGGGTGGTAGTGGAATAGATGTAACACATAGTGGAAAAACTATAACAGTCACAAATACTAATAGTGCTGACATAACAGGTGTTATAGCAGGCTCTGGTTTGTCAGGAGGCGGATTAAGTGGTACTGTTACCCTGGACATTGGTGCAGGCACAGGCATAAGTGTTGCGGCTGATACAATAAGTGTTGACATGTCAGCATTTGATACTGATGATTTAGCAGAAGGCACAAACAAATATTATACTGACGCCAGAGTAAGAGCGGCAATTAGTGCAACAAATGGTTCTGCAGGTTATAATAGTGCTACTGGTGTGTTCAGCATACCAAATTCAACATCTCATATTGGTGAAGGTTCCAATCTATATTATACAGATGCAAGAGCCAGAAATGCTATTAGTGTAAGTGGTGATTTAAGTTATAATAGTGCAACTGGTGTTATCAGTTTCACTAACGATGCTGGTGATATAGAAAGTGTTTCTATAACGGCGAT